TATATCGTCTGTTCTGTTGCGTGAGTTGTAAAAACAAAGAAACCGTATTTAGAACCCGAGATGCTAATTCTGCCGTGAATATCAGGAAACTAACAAGGTCTTGGATAGAAACCCAAACAAGACCGAGTGAGTTTACTTACAAGCAATGTCTTTCACCTGTTGTAGAGAAAACAGGAAAAAGTAAGACAATCGTTGTTACGACCACATTTGTGGAAGCACAACTTATTGATTTACATACTTGATTTTTTATTTTGACGGCGATAAATCGTCCCATTTTAAATCTTCAAGGGTGTATATGATGATAAATTATGTGTTGGAACCAGTATATTTCACTAAACACTTTTACGTTTAGCGTGTTCGTATTGATGTTGATAGCATACAACAACAAATACTCGCCGTATAAGATGGAAGAATTCAACAATGTCTTTGTATATATTTTTTTTATGTCGTTCATAGCGATGCAACTAATAGAATTTTTCATATGGCGAAACCTAAAAGACACTGATATAAACAGGAAACTATCTATAGCAGGGGCATTATTGTTGATGGTTCAGCCGATTGCGTCACTGATGTTGTTACAAAACATAGGTTTAAGGAATGCTATGTTGGCAACATATGCGATACCTGCGATTGTGTATTTCATCTATAAGGTAAACACACAAGACAAATTCAACACAACAGTCACAAAAACTGGGCATTTGCACTGGAATTGGCTGAATTTAACGGAAAGTAAACTGTTAGGCGTTGTTTGGTTCTTATTTTTGTATTTCAGCATTTTTGCAGAGAAACAGTATTTTGTTGCAGGGTATATAACGGTAGCACTTTTAGCTGCGTCGTATTATTCTTACAACAAAGAAGGATCTTATGGGTCATTGTGGTGTTGGTCGATCAATTCGTTAATGATATTCTATGCGATTAAATTGCTCGTTGTTTTGCCTTACAAAGAACACGGATTATGTTTGTAGATGTAATCGTATTTTTCTGGTCAAACTCTCTTCATCATTGAACAAATAAAGTTTAAATTTGGAACATTGATAATCTTCAAATTCGCGATTCGTCGTTATTTTCGACATCAATTTGAGCACGGGTAAAAAAACAGTATATTGATTAAGACCTTTTCGCGTCAACGTCTTATGAAATGTATAACCCTCATATTCGCGATCCATCGCACTCTTGTTATGTGTGCAAAGTTCTAACAATTGACAATCGTTTTGGACTCGCCGTATCGATTTCATGGATATGTTGATGTAATCCAAATTATCGATCCATTGATTGTAAAACTGACTGACTTTTCCAGGTAACTCGATAATTCCAGTAATTTGTTGAAATTGAATCATATTCAACAGGTCTACCAATCTACGTATCGGGCTAGTAATGTGGATGTATGCCTCCAAGTCGAGCAGTTCGTGTCTAACATTCGTAATTCCCCCCCCGTTCACATATTGTCCTTTTGCACTATTCAATATTTTCATAGTTTTCGATACGTCTTCCGGGACAGAATTAGGTATAGATACATTTTTTTCTAAAACCGTCGAACGAAAAATGCCAGTTTTATGACGAAGCATCTCTTTTGCACAATGATAATTCATTAAAATCATCAAATAGCTCACTACATCATGACTATCATTGATACAATCTACATATTTGTTTTTTACCGACATCTGAGTCACAAGTTTCAATAGAGCTTTATATTTTGAGTCGTTTAATAACGTTGCTTCTTCGTAACAATAATTTTTGTGTAGTTTCACAAATGAACTGCCATATTTGATGTCCACAATTTGGCCATTGGTGATATATACATCCATGTGAAATGCGACCCTCGTAACATTGGCTTGCAAACTACACAAACAATCGGACAGTATGGCGGGCAGCATTGGACGTTTCGAATTAGGTAGATAGATTGTCGACACGCGACGCGAAATATGGTCCCATAGGTCAAGCGCATCTATTAGAACAGGGACATTTGCAATGTAAATGCTAACCAGTCGAGCGTCATCTGGCAGCTCGCGAATACTGAACGCGTCGTCGAAATCGACGCTGCCTTGCGGATCAATTGAAAACACATACAAATCTTCGCGGTTCTCGATCGACGTGTATTTTTGTTGGATCGATTTGAAGAGAGTATCTTGATCTTGAGTCTTTAGGTTCGTCTCCTTTTGGAATTTTTGTATGGATATGTTCAGTTTTCTGCAGTGAATTTGATATTCGTAGTAATTTTCCAAAACATCGACCGGCCCCAAAACTTGATTCAGTGTTCCATGTGGGTGTTTGTCATCCCACGCCGAGAAGGTAAAAGTAACATACAAATTTACAAACACCTTTGAGAAGCCGACTTGTTTAATTTCATAAGGAATCAAAAATTCTGGCAAACTTTTATCATTTGGTATGCACTTATACAACAATCGTGAGTTTTTTCGTCCGTAAGTTTTGTTGTCGTTTAAAATTAACACTCCTTGAATATGTTGACCAGCACGAATGGCCGAGTTGATTAATTGTAATTTGCCATTACAATCAATTGAAAATACATCCCCTGATAAAAGCTTATTGAATAAAGGGTCTATAGTCAACGGCTCTTCCGTTGTTGTTTCTAGCGATTCCCATGACTCATAACGATTTTCAACGAGAAGACGATATGTCATCTTACAAATAAATACATATTTGTGTTTAGGTTGTAATCATATACAATAATTTACATTTTTCAAAATATTCGAGGATACAAATATTCGTCATACAATTCACATGATACATCCTAGAATAAGGTCTAAATTATTTTATGATAACTAGTTCGACAATGAATTCGACGACTACATTTTTACAATGTAGTGTCGATCCCGCCTCATCCTCCACGCATGATACGGCGTCTGGTAGATCGACGTTTTTTGTGAACTCTCCTCTTTCTGGTTTTACCAAACAATGATGCAAAAAAACGTTTTATACTATGCATTATAGTATACAACAATAAAAGAAAAAATGCATATTTTTACAAATCAGTTCCAAATTTAGCTGGGGAATCTAAAATTTCATCAACAACCTCCTTATGTTCTGTAGGTGTAATAACTACGTTGGAGTTATTCAATTCGCTTATGTCGACCTTCTTGACAGTATTTCGTTTCACATTTTGAATTTGTAACGCGTGCATTCCAACATAAGGTGAAATTGCAATGTTGTTCATATATGTTCGATAAAACAAACACGATATGCTAGTATCTGGCCCAAATTTGATGCTATACCACCAATATGCAGGAATAAAAAGTGTTTTCCCTGGCATCAGCGTAAACTCAAGACACTTGATTTTATCAAAATCTGCGACATAATTCGGTTGAACATTCCAAGGATTCACTGGCGAGCTAAACTCAAAATTTTCATAATCATAGTTAGGATACAAATATTTGTCGCTTTTTGGTGGAGCCATCTTAATTTGCGCGGACCCTTGCGTCAACAAGAAAAAGTTTCTGTAATTTATTTCATATTTAAATGGAGTTGTTGTTGAGTTGCTTCCTAACAATATATCGTAATTGCAATTCGAGACCATATGCGGTCGTAAAAACGAATCGTTGTATGAGAAGCTCTTCGAAATTCCAGTTTCTTGTAAGAAATCCCCATTCTTTTCGGATAAATAAATGGAATTTTTATCTTCGTCGAATAGTTTTACAGCTGCGCGTAATTGCAATGGGACATACAACTCGTCATTTGCGTCATTGTCCTTTATGTTTCTAATTTTTATCTCAAATGCCTGATAATTATTTACGATATAAGTTTTGTTCGTGGTATCGACAATTTTAGAATTGTCAAAATCAAAAAGAACTGGTTGTCGAATGTCGCAAATTTCCTCCAATTTATCTTTCGATGCCTGATCTATTTCATACATTTCCAAGTCGTTGCTAGTTTTTAAATGAAATTGAATATGCAAATACACAAATAATACCAAACAAAATATGAAGAACCCTGTTATTATTTTAGTCATAATCTTATTGGATAAAATCTATACTTGTTTAGAACGAACCCTCGGTAGGAACCTCTAAAGTTTGGCTATTGGACGATTCTTCGTCGGGTGGTGGCACATCAGGTTCTTTTTCCTGTATAATTGTACTTTGTTCAAGTTCCGCAAATGCATTCTCGATGTCATCTAATTTACCATTCGTTTCAATAACATATGTGTCGAACTTGGCATTCAAACTTAACAAATCCTGACCAATCTTAGATAAAAGTTGACCCGTTTGAATATCTCGTTTTTCGATAGAATCTAGCCTGTTAATTATGCTTGTTAAAACGCTATTGTCTACAAGTTGGGTGTTTTCGGGTAACGAGGATCTTTCCCCTTCGCCGTGTGTGTCGATGATATATTGTTCGACCTTTCCTAAACGTAGCGTAATCAACCCAATAGCATCCGATATGGTTATTTTAGAAAATGGCACATTCTGGGTCGTAGTCGTCGTATTCGATTGTTTGCCATACTGAGTTTGTTGGGGAGGCTGAGAAAATACAGCACTTGACCCGATAGAAGTATTTGGCCTACTTTGTTGGGGTTGTTGTTGAACCGGATCTCCGGCTCTTCTATTTCTTGCAGCGGCAATTGAACGAGAACTACTCATAATACTAAATATATACAAGAAGTTTCTATATTACTTACGCACTATTTGTCAAAAAATCGCATATCATAGGGAAAATAGGTTCAATTGCGTCAGCACAAGCGATGGCAACATCGCGATGTTCTTTCTGTGTTCCGTTACCACTTCGCAATTGAATGTAGTGAATCCACGAACGCAACGTTCCGTTCATATACATTTTTGTAATTGTTATTCCTTCCGGTAAAACAGCTCGTGCCTGTTCTTTCGCTATACCGTTTTCTATGGCCCAATCATACGCTTGTTTAGATGCGTCAATTATCTTGTTTTGTTGCAACTCCCAATCTGTTTGGATCGTGCTATCTTGAGTTTCAATACTGTTTTGCCTGTTTTTTGTATCCTGAAGTCTCGCCTGTTTACATTCGAATCCCAAATCCGCAATCGCATAACGCTGAGAAAATTCTTGGAATGAGAACGATCTGTGACGCAAAATCTGTCTCGCTATATCTCTCGTCGTTTCGATCTCGAGACAAATGTTTACCATTTCAAATGGAGACCAGTGACTGTTTTTTATTAGGTAACGTATAAGCTTTTCATTGGTATCGGTATTATTTTGGTTGGACGGGTTTGACACTCTAGCACAATATGACACCAAATCAAGGATATTCTTGCTGTCGTTTGTCATTTTTGAATAACTAATTAGAGTCACTTTCATTTTGTAATAATATGTTTTGTTTTTATTTGGACGGGAATAACGATTTTTCATTTTCTTTCAAATAAAATATTTTTTAATTTCTTTCTATAAATCATATGGATAGTTCAAACGACTCTAAGAAAAATTTTTTTAAACACGTTTTCAACTTTGAAGATGATTCTAAATCGGATATGCTAAATATAATACAATATTCGCTAATCGCTATCATTCCCATTATTATTCTAAACAAGACAATGTCAAAGTATGTTCCGGAGGCCGACGAAAACAAAGGAAGTTTAGAAATAACTGCCGAAGTGACAATTCAAATAATAACAATGTTTATCGGTTTATTGATCATTCATCGTGTTATCACGTTTGTTCCTACATACAGTGGTATGAAATATCCAGATTTCAACATCATCTTTATAATTTTAGCAGTCTTGATGATTACTCTCAGTTTACAAACCAAACTGGGAGAGAAGGTCAGTATATTATTCGACCGTGTTTTAGAGCTTTGGAATGGCAAAGTGGAAAAGAAGAAGGGGAATGTTAAGGTGTCTCAACCAATATCGGGGCAGACAGTCGTTACTGCACAAAACCCTGCAATGAACCAAGCGCTGTATAACGATGGAACATCAATCAATTCTTTGCCGAGTGGTGCTGAAATGAGTCCCCAAAAACTACCAAACTACGACAATATGTATAAACAAGAGAGCACACCGTTGGTAGATGCGGCGACACCTAGCATGGGTTATCAAGAGCCGATGGCAGCGACTGAGTTTTTAGGAGGTGGGTTTGGAAGTTCTTGGTAAAATAACTTTTTGAAAAAGTTAGAAAAAAATATTTCGAAAAAAATTGGAAAATAGTATAAACGTATGATAACAAATACAGAAATGGACGTAGACAAATTGGTAAAGGCTTTGGATGACGAGTCAAACGACTCACTTATGAATTTAACGAGTGACAAAATAAAGGAAATGAACTTGAACGTTTTGAAGGAGTTGCATTTAAAGAAAGAAGAAACAATCGATTTGTTGAAAAAACTAAGTGACTACAAATACGTTGATGAAATGAACGACATGAAATACGGAACATACATGAGGTGGATACCATTAAACAATCCAAACGTGATTAAACTTACTAAAGGGGCTCTGTTCTGCGAACTAAAGATTACAGACAATGGTGTTAACATAATATGCAAAAATTATGGTTACAATAAAAGGTGTTTTCAAATTAAAATGGACGAATGTTTAATCTTTAGAAAACTAACAGATCAAGAACAAGTCCTTTTGTCGGCACTTGATCATTTATCAAAATAGCTCCACGTTTGTTAAGAAAATTTATTATAATATTGAATTCGTATTTTTGTGCGAATTTAAATCTTCATAGATGTATATATGGACCTAAACCCGACTTCGATTGTGACAACGGATATAGTGAGTAAAATTAACGTTAAGGTAATGCGAATTGAGTTATTTACAAGCGCAACACTATATGTTTCCTTAACTACAGATACAGGTAAAACGATCAAAAGCGAAGTTATCGAAATATCAGGTGATGATTATATAAATTGGAAGAATGATGATTCGTTTTTATATAGCTTTGCTGCTCAAAAACTTGGTTACACAGTTCAACCTGTGGCGACAACAACCACAACTTCTACTTCCGCACCCGATGCTTCCGCACCCGACGCTTCCGCGCCCCAAACTGCTGCTCCTTAAGGACCTCGCAAGTAAAATATAAACATTGTATTTTATATTTTACACCTTTTTCAAATACGCTACATATTTTTCTTTCGCGTTTTGTTGAATGAAACACGCTGTTTGCCCTTGCAATCGAATTTACCTCTTGTTAAACCCTTTCTGTTGAAAATGGTTTTGGTGCAAACACCAATCGAACGAGCCTCGTTTGTAGGTTCTATTTTTTTTATGCATCGACACAACTTGGAAGATAGTATTTTTTCGGCCCTTAATTTCAACATTCGTTTCGATTTTGGAATTGGTAGTTTGTAATAATCTAATATGTGGATATAGTCATTATCCGTTAGTTTGGACGACATTTACTTTTATGTATACGAATAAAATAAAAAGTAAAGAATAAAACACTTTTATTTTTTACTTATTATTTTATTCGTATACATATACATACAAAAAAATGAAAATAGTCGTGTTTGACCTAGATGAAACATTAGGTTATTTTGTTGAATATGGTATATTTTGGGATTGTTTGAAAAAGTATTTCATAAGCGAAAGTTTAGATTTCAACGAAACCTTGGATCTATTCCCAGAATTCTTTAGACCAAATATAATGAACATCCTAGTTTATTTGAGAAAGAAAAAAAAATCAAACGATTGCCAAAAAATTATGATCTACACAAACAATCAAAAAATCTGGGCGTTGAATATAATCTCCTATTTTGAAACAAAACTCAAATCCAAACTGTTTGATCAAGTAATATCGGCATTTAAAATCAATGGGAAACAAGTAGAAGTATGTAGAACGTCTCAGGATAAATCGTATAAAGACTTTATGAGGTGCACTAAATTACCTGCAAACGCCGAAATTTGTTTTATGGATAATCACCTCTATCACAACATGATAAATAAAAAAATATACTATATCAATTTAAAACCTTATGTATACGAGTTAAATTTTAGTATTATGATAGCGCGATTTGTCGACAGTGAAAATGGCGCAAAATTAGTGAAAGATGATAAACTAAACTTTGAAGAATTTATGATGAACGAATACAACAAATACAACTATAGTTTCGTTGAAAAAAAAGATGATGAATATGAGATAGATAAAATTATAGGTAAGCAAATAATGACACATTTACAAGATTTTTTTAGGATTTCGAATACAAAGAAGAACAGAAAACACCCTAGAAAAAACAAGACCTTGAAAACGACAAACTTATACTAATTCGAAGAAATTATTTTGTTCACGCCATCAGTCACCTTTACAATATACTGGTTTAGAGCTGTAGTAGTCAATATAAATAATCCAGCGCTGAACGCTATTTTGCGGTCGAGATCTGTGAATTCGACCCTTCTAAAAGGGTTAAACCTCCAAATAAGGAATAAACATATATAAATCCTCATGTAATAATCAATCGTGTCAAGATACGACGATGCACTTGTAGACAATCCAAGATATATGACGACGATCAAAATATACGATAAAAAAACAACGAGGGAAAACAGGTTGTGTTGGAAAACGAACAGTTTGTCATTTAGGCTCATTTACTATTAACGGATATTTGTTTTTCGTTGTTTCGTTTTTCGTTGTTTCGTTTTTCGTTGTTTCGTTTTTCTTTTTTTCGTGCTTTTTCCACCCCATCTCTTAGCTGGATTTTCAATATCACTAGATACAAGATATTGCGCATTGTTTCTATCCCGGTCCGGTAAAGTTCTTATAATAGAATTACAAGAATAATCCAGCAGGTTTATTTTGCATTTGTGACCAATTATTTGTTTGATTGTATCTACAAGGGTGCTTAAACGAATAGATTCGATTTGATTTGCATTTTGCATTGTTATAGACCACTTGTTTAGCAATTCAAAAAATCGATTGTTCTCTTCCTCGAATAATTGTGGATTGTTTTCCTTTATGAGTTTGTCGTATCTCCGGATATATTCTTCAGTTGGCAAATTGCTTGATTTATCGACAAGGGATCGAAGGACGTTTGTGTCACTAGTAAATGCAGAAGCAAATTCTTTAAAATCTTTAATTTTCAATAAATTTAGATTGTATCCAACGTCCGGGTATATCAGCTGGTATTCATTGTCATTAATCTTTTGGTGAACAGACACGACAAATATCCCGTTCAATTCCGGGTCAATTAAATTCAATAGTTGGTCAACCATGCATGAAAAACGATTTCCATCGCGAAGAGTATTCATAGATAAAGATTTATCGAACATAACGTTATCAAACAACCTACAAACATTATCGTTTGTTTTCTTATGTCCCCTTTGTTCCAAAAACTGTTTGTAAATAGGGTGACTGTATTCTACATATTCGTTCATCAAGTCGATTGACGCTCCTCTAATATCTTTTTGAAACAACTTATTGACTTTTACCAATATGTTTTGATCTTGAGCATGAGAAGACATAGCATCTTCAAACTCTCCTGCTTTACTAAAAAGTCGAACGTCGTCAAAAATGCTAACCGTATCTGGAGATAAGCTTAAATCGATTACTTTACCGTGTGTTTGAATTGCCAGTGTAATTATATATGCTCCGTCGTCGACGCATTCCATTCCTACAATACGCATATATAAAATTTAGATTGCTCTAAAACTCCAATGGCGTAGAAACGTCGTTATTTTTTGCATACAGATCTAGGGTTCTCGCGCTGGGGTCTTGTGCGTTTGTATACTTGGGCATCCAATAATACGGTAAAATGTGAGAAGAATATGGATAATATCTATCAAAAATTTGTTTGTAATACATCTTTTCGGTGATAATATTTGATGGATATACAAACCCGGTGTGATCAATGTAATGTTTGACTATTTTTTCCTGCAGAATATTATAAAGTGATCGTCCAAGATTGCTAACTCCATCTGAGAATGCTTCTTTTCTTCGCCATAAAATCTCGTCAGGTAAGATTTGTTTTCCTTCGTAATCTTGAAAATTTGTAATCGTGAAACTGCTTCTTAATAATTCTTTTTCGCAATTTTTGTGCTTTCTTACATGTGGAGGAATAGACAAATAATAATTCACGAAATTTCGATCGAGAAATGGCGCCCTCGGTTCTAATCCATGGGATGCTATGCACTTATCAGATCGTAAAACGTCAAACATGTGAATATAAGTCAAAAGCCTTTTTGTTTCTTTATCGAATTCAATTTCGTCTGGACATTGATTCATATAGAGATATCCTCCGCACAATTCGTCAGATCCATCCCCGTTAAAAATAACCTTTGCGTTGCTATAACTTGATATGTATTTACCCAACAAATAATTGCCTATACTAGCTCTTACCGTAGTCGTATCGTAACTTTCAATCGCATAAATTACGTTTTCAATCGCATCGAACATTTCATCTTCGGTAACGACTATTTCGGTGTGTTTTGTTTTTAAATAATCTGCTGCGATTTTTGCATATTTTAGATCTTCTGAACCGGCTAATCCAATGCTGAAGGTTTCCAAATCGTATGCGAAATTGTTTACCTTACAGTGATCGTTCACCAGGGCTGAAATTAAACTGCTATCCAACCCCCCTGACAACAAGCATGCAATCGGCCTATCGGTCGCACCACATTGTTTTTTTACTACATTGTTTAGATGGTGCGAGATATTATGTAACAAGTCCTTTTTGTAATGAATCGATTGCGTATCTTCAGTAATAGGAAAAATGTGGTTGTAAAAACTTTTATTGTCAACGATTTTTATCCAAGTGCTCGACCTCGACGTCGTCGAGAATTGAAAAACACTATACGACCCGGGTTTAAACTGTTCCATCTTGTATTGATGTGTGTTGTATACAACGAAGAAATCCAAGCATTTTAACTCTGATGCAAATCCAATTAAATTGTCGTTTACATATCCAGTATTCAAATTTCTCAAATAATACAATGGACGAACCCCGTGGGCATCCCTAGCTACATAAACTTGTGGATGTTGTCCGTTTTTATTACACCGAGTATCATATAAAACGAATGCAAATACACCATCTAACATAACAAGGGTTTGATCAATTCCATATTTCAAAAATAGATGGATGATTACTTCACAATCTGAGTCGGTTATTGGAGTGACCCCCATTGATTTATACAAATCCTTGTAATTGTATATTTCACCATTGCAAATCAAAATAATGTCGCCGATTATTAAAGGTTGGTTTGATTCGTTATTTAGACCGTTAATAGCCAATCTATGAAACCCTAAAACCATATTAGTATAAGTTTGAATTTGTGAATTTTCAGGGCCACGATTTTTCCCTTTTACAAATTGGGTTTTTATCCGATCTAGAGGAATATCTTCATTGTTGAGAAGAGCAAAAATACCACACATATATGTATACTTATAACGATATCTTTAACACTTTTACATTAGTTGAATATTTGTAATGTGTAAAGTGTAAAATAAATTCTTTTGTTAGTATAATGAACCAGTGTAATCAAAATCAAGACCTCGTTTCTATGATACGCAACCAAACAAACACTAGAATATACGATCGAAATATCCCGTCCCAACTACTTCAACCTTATTTAGATGTTCGGCCAGTCATGACAAAATACTCGTATTTGCCGATTGTTGACCCTAGAAAACAGGTGAATACAAGATTCGAACAACTGCCGACTTATAATTCAACTGCGATATTCAACCCTGGAAATACCCAGTCGCCTTGGTCTGGGTTTGCATCCGGAGTAAACGTCGAATCTGATTTGCGAAATCAGGTTTTTGCCTTACAAAAGTGCAGTCAAGCAACCTACGTGCCTAGCAGTAAGAGCGATTTGTATCAAATTCATTTAAATCCTGTCGTACAACAGGCGCACTCGTTGTTGTTTCAAAAGGATCATTTTGATACTTTTGACCCGAATCCCGACTCCAAAGTTGTAGGGGCTGGAATATTCCACAACTCGACAAGGTGTCAAGTTAAGGAAATTGGACAGAATGAATGTTCGCAAGTGTAACCGTGAAAAATAAATATTCTTTTCATAATGTAAAATGAAAAACCCAGATGATCATGTATATTTTTTGCTGATTGGAATTGTCATTGTTTTTATCGTAAATGGTATATTCCACATTTTACGGGATTCAAACGAGTATTACATGAGCAAAAAAAACGATAAAAAATGGGATGAAATTGCTGTCAAAGTATTCGATATTGTAGACATTATTTTGTTTGTATCTGGAATATACTTGTTATTCTTTAGGCAATCTACAACGCCATATATAATCCTTTCAATCATATTGATAATAAAGGCAATCAATCATTTCAGCATTAGATTTGAAATATATGAACGTTTATTCGATCAAAAGACACAAGACAAGATATTATACATTGCAAAAATTCAAAGCAAAATTACAGATTATGGTATGTTTCTGGTATCGTTGTATTTGCTGAATAAAATTTTCTACAGTTAAAATAGTGTATGTCCAACGATCTAATAAACAATATAACGCTGAACTATTTGGTGAACAAAGATTTGTGTATTAGAACTACAACCACGACGAAAAAAACAAATAAGGAAGATAGGAAGTTTTACAGAAAAAGAATTTACGGACTGGTCCAAGATATATTGACATCGAGAGAAAAAAGAGCGTCACTGTCGCCGGATGTCCTACACACGTTTGATGTTTTTATGAACACAAGCATAAACTATTTTAAAAATTTGGATACAACTGATATAATACAAGAAGATTACAAAGGTATAATAGATACATCCCTGAGTGATATAGATGATTGCGAACAAACTCTTGAAAATGCGAACAAAGGAATGATGCGTTCGATTCAAATGAACAATAATTCGTTGGATAATTTCATAACTAAAAGGGTATCAAATAAGAGGATTTTGGTATTACCACAACAGAGGGATATAGATTTAAAGGATCCGTCATTAAAAAGCAAGGGCATTCAAAAGAAAAATATCACTAATACATATGACGAAACAAAAAATAAGACAGACGAAACAAAAAACAAGAAAACTGAAACATCGGCGGATATCAAAGAAACGGAGGCGAACGATTAAAAAAGACAGCAATGTACAATTGATGAAATTAAACTGCAGCCCAAAGGGTAAAAATGAAATCAATAAATTTTCGTGTTATACAAACGAATCTTTATACAAATTAAGAGATCAGTGGAACGCAAGACATCCCGATGTTAAGATAAATACAAATGATGCGATTGAAATACACAAGTTATTGACGGGTTATTTAAGTAAAGTATGCAACAAGGAATCTTGTTGGCTTAAACAAACGCATGATTTTGGAAATGTAGCAGAAGAACTGACAGACTCGTTTGCACCTGAATCGCCAAAAGAATGGAAGAATAACCCTAACGAGTGGTTGACGAGTGTAGATATAATGAACGTGATGAATCAATACGAAAAAGCATACAAGTGTTTTGATTTTATTGGGCCGTCTCCCATTGANTTCGACAAAAGAAAGTTATACGGTGAATGTGTGTGGGAAGAGTTGTGTAATTTTAATCTTGGAGAACAAATAAAGCAGGGGAAAACAAAAATAGGTATGATATTCAATACTGATCCTCATAATAAACCAGGACAGCACTGGTTGAGTATGTTTATTGACATAAAAAAGAAGAAGATATCATTTTTCGATAGCGTGGGTTCTGAGATACCAAAACGGATAATGGTTCTAGTCAAACGCATTCAAGATCAAGGAAAACTGTTAACGCCGAAAATTAATATGGAATTTGACCAAAATTACCCGACCGAACATCAATATGGAAACACCGAATGCGGCATCTATTCTCTTTTTTTTATAGTTCACATGCTAGAAGATAAGATAACGGAAGAATATTTGAAAACCCACGTGTTGAAAGATGAATACATGTCCAATTTCAGGAAAATATATTTCAACGACTCGCTATGATCATTTAGTACACTCAAGATGACAAACACTTATTCGATCGATGTAACAATTCATGTCCGGAACATATGCCTTTACGAGTTGTGGGTGAAACTCGTTTACTCCGTACTCGTAAATCGTTACTTGGGTTCCACTTGATATGTTCATCATTTTGCTTTCGATGTAAAATGATGTAACGCCTATAGTTTCTCGTAAACCAGACACTCGACATTGTAAATCTTTTATGACCGCATATTTTTGTTTTGATTCTGTCATTTTTGTTTATCCTTTTGAATGGTCGAATTGTTTTTCATTTTTTTACAATATAAAACCTTTCTATATTGTAAAATAATATGTTCTTGACAGATGAAAATAAACAAATGTTGTGGGATATCATAACAGACGAAGATGTTGTTAAAAACTTATCGAAAGACGTAGACGTAGTTCAATATTTAGAGGAAACGTTTCATGGAAACATCAAAGGATTTTATGATATTGAAAAGGGTAAAACAAATGATTTGTTAGATTTGAACAAGAAATATATAGTCTTGATACTCAACTACGTAAAAGAAATTTACAATCTAAACAAAACTAAACAACCCGTCACATCTAATCACCCCCCTAACAAAGACAAATCTTATACACCTGTAGACAAATCTTATACACCTGTAGACAAATCTTATACACCTGTAGACAAATCTTATACACCTGTAGACAAATCTTATACCCGCGACGACATTCAAAACGATAAAAGGGCTCGGTTCGAAAATGAACTCAATACTAAACAGCAAGAATTCACAAACGCAATGACTTTACCGGCTCCACCAACCCCTAAATTCAGTGATAATTTAGACGAACCTATAAGTGAAATGGCAGATGCAATCAAAAAAATAACAGAACAGAGAAAATATGATATTGAACAAATATACAACAAACCTGAAATAAACAAAAAACAACCACTACATGAAAACGATAATTTGAAATATATAAAAATCGACAAAGAAACTGTCGTTGACTTAAATGTAATCGATTTGAATACAAAAAAACAAATCTCTTGGGCAACAAACATCGCAGGAGATGAGGATGATAACATTTTCAAGAAATTGAAAACTATAAAAGCAGAAAATAAAACAGAGATGTTACAACATGAAATGAACGATATGAAAAAACAGATGGAAATCATGAATGCAAATATTCTACAAATATTAAGTCATTTGAACAACGTGCCTTCCGTCACTCTTTAATTCCATTGTGCCGACCTGAATGGGTATTAAATTAGGATTTTGTTGGGCCGCTTCAAAGCTCTTTAGATCATAGAGTTTCAGTAAATTTGCATTCACGTTGGTATATGCATATTCCTTCCCGTGGTATTTCACAGTTTTACCTTGCAATTTAACAGTTTTCTTATTGATCATTGAACTGACATCACTTTGCTCATTTTCAAAATCAGGAACATACGAAAACTTATCCTTTGTAGGATTTGCGAAATTGAGGCACTTACCATCTTGCGAGTATATATAACAATCGAACGCTGATTCTTTGATTGCATCCATTAATTGATTTGTCAAATTCCCCTTAATTTCGGATATTTCATATAGATATTCATCACTTGTTATAGGAACACGAGGAACACCCCTTTTACTTAAATCCCTTAACCTAAGTTCTTTTGCGTCTTCCGAATTCGCTTGTTTCTCCGTAAACGTCATCAAATACACAAAAACCTCTACGGTTTGCAGTTCGATAGGTAAACTTTTGTGACTACATATTCGTCTGGCTCGGCCTATAACTTGTTCGGTCCTGACAGGATGCCAGTAAGGCTCCATTATATGGACATACCTGGTATTTCTTAGATTAATGCCTTCGGAACCTGACGAGGTAATCATGAGAACTTTGATAATTTCTCCCATATTGTTATTTTTAGACATTCGTTTAAGTTTGTCGGCGATGTTGGTAGGAATATAATTCCAATCGCCGTTGTAAATGTTGCGAATTATTTCCTTTTCTTCGGCGCTTTCTGTTCCCGTATACAAAGCATACGTCGGTTTGCCAATATCCGCTTCGTCGATATCAATATCCCATGCGCCAACTGAATTTTTGTTGATTTTGAAACGAGTGAAACCATTCTCATCCAAAACCAAACTAAATATTCCAATCCCTTCAATCGTCCTAAATTGACTGTACAGCAAATGCAGCCCGCTGTAATCGGGGTCTTGAATATTTTCAAGGATTTCGAGGAATTTAGGGCTGTATATTTGTAACCCTTCTTTTGACAAAAATTCGCCAGATTTTTCCTTTATGTTTTGAATAGCCATCTCAATTTGTTCTTTATATGTTATGCCTCCCAATTTATCAAGAACTTCGTCTCCCTCTACTTCGCCTTCGCGAGCATCATTCACGTCAAACTTATTTTCCGCTTTTTTTGCCTCATTTAGAATATTTGTGAAGTCGGTTTCTTTTTCTTCTTCTTCATCTTTGTTTTCTTCATTGTTATTTTTATTTTCTTCATCTTTGTTTTCTTCGTTGTTTTTCTTTAACATCGGGTAAGGCCTATCTGGCATAATAAAATTACAAAATAGTCGCGAAAAGATACGATATGTCGAAGATTTTTCGTCATAAACATCGGCATTTGTGGATACTTGTTTGGGTTTTTTTGTCTCGGTTTTTCTCTCTTCTGCCCTTGCTGTTTCATATATTTTAAACTGAAGATCGCTCATTGGTATTTTTAGGACGTTGTAGTCTACGCCTAATTGTTTCGAGTATCTCGGCAATAAACTCTCTTGAGCGCTCCTAAAATACGAAGACAATCCAATAATGCGTCGCTTCAAAGACTCGGTATTAATCAATTGCATAGTGTTACCATCAACATAAAGCCTTTGAAAGTATTCGAGACTATCAGGAAGCGCCTTTTTATTTTCTATCTTGATTCCCTCCGGCATAATTTTTATATTGAGGTGATCTAGCGTTTTCACTATTCGTCTCTCGAAATCATCGTCACTTATAAATTCATTGTCTAATTCTCCGGTTACCGAGTTTTTTTGGTTTGACACACCGCTGTAACCTGACGTAGGTTTCATTTTGTTTTTGAAGCCAAATGGATTTCTAGTCACAGTTAGGATTTTACTATTTGGGGAATAATCCAAGTAATCTAGTGTCGTTTCGTTTTTTAGTCTATCTTGTAAATAGTTTTTATCAACCTTTTCTGTAGATTGGACGTTCAATGGTATTTTCCACGTCTTGATGTATCCCCTCAATATATTAAAAAGTATTCCAAATTCATTAGGGTAATTGATTACAGGCGTCCCAGACAACAAGACAATTTTTGCGTTTTGCGCACTCAACAAGTATTCATACAATTTACTGGACAATGAAACTGGAGAACGTTCTTTTTCTCCCCGGTTGTTTTCTTTGATTACTCGTTCTTTTTTAACTTTGTTAACAATTCTACTGATCAAATTGTGTGCTTCATCAATAATAACAACTGAATTATCAAATAGATTAGCGGTGAAACCATTGGTAAGTTCTTCGAGACGATTCAACCTGAGCCCGTTGTAATTAATGAATGTATATTTATTTCGAATCATCTCATCAAGTTGTTCATCTAGCGATTTCTTTTCTGCTGAGCTCATTGTATCGTAATTCGCTGTTTTTTTTACATTGACAAACCAAGCGCCGCCCTTTTTTTTTATATATTCGATCGATAGGTTTAAAATATCTGATATGGCCTTGAGCGCATCTGGATTTGAGATCCATTCCCAATATTGATTTTTTCTATACAATGAGTCTCCACACTTTTTCAATTCTTCCATGTAATTTGTTCGCAATGAGGCAGGCGTCATAATAATGATTTTTTTTGTATTTTTCATTCCTTCTGCGATTGCAATAGACGTGCACGTTTTACCCGACCCGAGGCCATGATACAACAATAACCCTCGATAAGGGGTATAAAGGTTCATATAATCCCTAACAATTTTTTGATGCGTCAACAATGAAAAATCGCCTTGGCCAATTGTGTCACATGAAATATTTTCGCTATTTTCTTGTAATTCTTTGCTATAAGGTTCAAAGAGAGTATTTATAAAATTCACAAAGACCTCTCTATTGTTCATATAATAATCGGATGTTTTGATGATGACAGACTGAGATGGTTTAGCAAGTCGGGAGCCGAGATCACCAAACTCAACAGCTGTCTCAGGCCCTAAAACAGAGACCCCTTTCTTTATTTTTTTCGTAATCCTTCGCGGTTTTTGTGCTTCGCCGTTATTCTCAATTGCAACTTCTCTTGCAGGTTCAACTTCTTCAACCTCAATCTCTTCAAGTATTTTTAATTTCTTTTTGCCCATCATTTTCGCTTTTTTAGGAACAGGGACTTCTTCGACGATTATGGGTTTAACAGTTGCTTTTAAAACGGGTTTCATTGTAACTTTGGTTATTCCACTCTTCTCAAAGTTATCCAATAACGTTTGTCTTGGAAATTCTTTATACGTTTCATCAACAATTACTGGTTTGTTTCCTTTAATAATAACGGCGACTTGTTTCTTCTCTCCAATGATCGGTTTATACTTTAATTTTTCTTTGAGTATTTCTAAAGGATTCATCGCTTATACACTAATGAGATTTAAATCCGCACAAAAATGCGAAATAAACCATCAAATTTGGGTCTTTTCATACCCGTGCATATTTTGTTTATAGGAACTCGTTAAAGAACCTTGGCTACTTATTTGTTTTTCTACATAAATAACTCGGTCTAGGCATTTTTGATATTGCCTGACAAGCTGTTTTATAATTTAACTTTAGACAAACTAATGTTCTTGTTAGTATTCTCTTATTACTCTTCGCAGATGATTTCGTCGCTTAAACCAATAACTTTCAATGCCTCATGACATGCAATTTGTTCTGCCTTGCGCTTAATTTGATGTTGTCCCTTTCCCATAAATAAAAATATTTTTCCGTGCTCGTTCATATACTTATGAACTAAATCAAACGTCTTAAACACATTGATAGTTTTAGCTTCTGTTTGAACAGCACAATGAATTGGTTGTCCTAAACATAAATAAACCCCCATCGTGTAACCAGCTTCCAACGTATGTTCTATTTCTACGTAATGAGGAGTAACCTTGAACTCCTTCTGTATTTTCACTTGCAAAATATTCTTATAATTGTCGTCGTTCTGTATCAGCGAAACCCAATCGATGTGTTTTTCAAAAATATTTTCTATGAATTTTTGCGCCATTTGAAAACCTGGCCCGGTAACAAATGTATTTTTAAACCAACCATCTTCGTCTTGAACCTCAATTTTATTGAAATCTAAAAAAAATGCTCCTAAAAAGGACTCGAACAAACAACCAAGTTTCTTCAAGTTCCCCCGAATTTTCTTTTCCTCTGCGTGTTTCGAGAGAATATACCATTTATTTAATCCCATTTCATATGCGACCCTCCCAATGGCCTCATTTTTAACAATCGCAATTTTTTTTTCTGTCATGAACCCCTCATTTTCCTTGGGAAAACGTCGATACAAATAATACTTGGTTATCAACTCTAAAACACCATCTCCCAAAAACTCGAGTCGTTCATTTGATTTGCTGCTCAGCGGCATACAGTCGATGGGCTTATCAACTATGGTGATGTTTTGTTGAAGGTTTTCAAAGTTTGGGCGTTTTGTATACGACCGGTGAACAAATGCTCGTTCGTAAAGAGCCATGTTATTTATTACCGGAGGTATCCCATATTTCACAAGTATTGATTCTACTTCGGCTTTTGTAATTTTAATATTTAATGGATTGTAAGGATTAAATATTAAACCATCTTCGGTTTTAACAATGTCGTCGTCGTGATTTTTAAACTCTGCCATTGCATATAAGCGTAACAAACCTTTATGTTGTTTCATAAATATTATATGAAGTAATAGTATATGACGGCGCAAAAAAACTGTAGTGTTAAATCCTATAATATGCAAATGGCTAAATACGGAAAAGCCAACTGTAACATTATGTATAAATGTCACAAAACAAAAAAAAACAACAAAAAATCGTATGCGTATAATAAATTCAAAATATCAAGTAAAAATCGATACAACAAAATGTTGACAAAAACTGCTTTGAAAAATAAATTCAAAACAATTGTGTTGTATCCCGAAAGTTTAGGACAGAATAAACCAGGAGTCGATCAAACGCCTAGTAAATTCATGAAACTGATCAACAAGAAGGGTCATCGCATCGTAAAAACAAAAATGACAAAGGACATATACACCAACTTGAAACATTTATACAAGATAAATAACTCTATTAAAGGCCGAATTGTGAATGTTGGGGGAGACCATTCGATGTCGATAGCAACAATCGCAGATACCTTGAACAAACATCCAGATGCAAAGGTTATATATTTCGACGCGCACGGAGACATAAATACATATAAAAGCGCCCTCGCTAAAAACTATCACGCGATGCCATTGAGCTTTGTAACCGGCCTGGATAAGGATGTTGAAGGTAAATTTCCATTCATAAAAAACAAATTAAGTTTGAAAAATTTGTTATTTGTTGGAACGAGGTGTCTAGATCAATTTGAAGTTGATCTAATTTACAAGCACAATATCAAGGTCATAACTCCCGCTGATATTAACAATCATTTCGCAACTTCGATGGCAAAATTTAAAGAGTTTGTCGGCGATTCGCCCATTCACATATCGTTTGACGTCGACTGCATGGACCCCAAGTATATTCCTTCCACCGGAACAGTTGATACCGGAGGAATCGAACTGCAAAAGGGTCTTGATATTTTAAAGTATTTGTATACCAAGGATGTTGTCAATGTCGATATAACCGAATTGAATGTTAGTCTAGGTTCACAGAACGACGTAAAAAAATCGATGCACAATACATATGAATTATTTTCCCAATATTTGGAATAATTTTACACCTTTGCGCATTTCTAAAGAGATGTACATTGAACCGTTACTTTTCGCTGATGAAAACACCCCAGAATGGGCGTTTTCAAAGAGAAAAGGTGTAATTTTCTATTACAATCCATTCATCTGGGAATAATGAGTCGATGCGAGCTTCAAGTATCCAATCCTTAGGCACGAAAACAGGGTTTCGACCGCCATGAGCTCCTAAAAATGCCCCCCACCAACTCAGTGATGAATTAGCACAAATTGCACCTTTATGACAAAGACTCATAAACGCAAGTGTCTCAACTTCGTCTTTCAAATCAATCAAAGTAAAATGATCGCGTCTAAAAAACGGTTCGTTTTGAACCCATTCCATATCATCCGAAAAAACATATACGCGCAAATTTTCGAGTGATGTTTGTGTCAAATCACAATACTTGGATAAACATGTATCATAATATTGAACTGGTGGTATGGGATGCCTAGGAAATTTTAAATAATCGCCTCTTCGTATATGGATAAATAGTGAATTACTGACATCTGGATAATTTGTTTGTATTTTAGATCTATAATCGTGTATATTATTCAAGTATAAATCTCTAATTTTGCTCTCATATGGTTTTATTGGGGGATAATATTGAAAAAATTGATTCAACAAAATTGGGAACTTCAAATCATCATTCGAATACTTTTCGGTTGATATCATAAATGGTATATAGTATGTGCTGTATTCTGGTTTCGGTGGGGTTACATCTCGATTGTCAATTCCAATATTTTTAAAAATATTCGAGAAATAATCGGCTTCGCCTCCCAGCTGATTTGTATGTTTGGATTTATTCAAGTAAATTTTCTGGTCGTATTTGATTGAAATGATTATAGCTGCAGTTAATTGCCATATTTTGTTACCAAGACCCCCGCAAAATTCCAATACTATCCCACTTTTATCGTGCATAAACTAAATTATCATTTTTCCTTTATCTCTTTTTTCTTATAAGTTGTATAATAAAATTTACAAAATAAAATCAATAACCCAAAGGTGAATGCGTTTGATGCTATTGCAATTTGATAATTAAATACACTATCTACCGGCGGTTTGTAAAAATACAATGTACTGAACTGCGATACGAGTTAACATATTTGCATACAAGTTATATACGGTTTTATTTTACGGAAAGACTGAATTTTCAGTAAACTACCAAGATAATAAGAATACATTATGGTGTGAACAAACGAATTGTATAAGGTAGGAATCCATATCGCATCGCCTTTATAATAATATGCAAAATGCCACAAGACAGCCGTTCCAACATGATGATATTTCTGTAAGAAAATAGGTTTTTTACCACTTAGATAGATAAGAAAAGTATCGACGTATTCATAATATTTTGACAAGTAAAAATGTAACACTACACCGTCAAATTCTGGATTTTTGAAATAATAATTGGCTTGAAACACAATGCCATGTTGCATCAAAATCTGCGTCATTGATATAAAAGTCCATGCACTAAATAAAATCAACGTGCAATTGTGCAATGCTGATACATAAAATAATATATTTGGATTCAGTCGCAAATGCGATGGATAATAGAGGTAGCCGATTGTCCCCACTACGGGGACGATGTGTAATAACATATTAGTATTAATAATTGAATAGCCTTTATGTGAAAACAGCTTAGATATTATCTTATCATTTAGGTATGACCGACCTTGAGAAATCACAAGTTACCGTTGTAAAATTATCTCTCAAAGACCTTTGTTTGAGAGAGATAAAGTTCGAAAGTGATGATGAGACTAACAAATTTTATAAATATGTTCGATATATGATGGGTTACGACGATGAAGTTGACAAAGAAATTGTGAACATTCAAATACCTGACAATTGGCGAAGCCTGTATAAGCACATTGAGATGGTGTTCGAAGAGGAAATACAGAAGGTGGCGCATCAGGAAACAACTGAATTGTAATCATAACTTACAAAGGTGAAATAAAAGGGTTTTAGTAAAACAACCAGAGGATTTTTTCAAGTATTTAGAAGATTACAACAAAAATAAAAACAGTTGCGATAAAAAAATAATATTAGGGGGGTTATAATAAATTATAGAAAAACAGCAGGAGGATTTGTTTTCAAGTATTTAGAATAATCAATTCAAATAAAATAAATATGTTTAGCTAGTATATAAGATGGTCTACTATTCTGGCGGTGCTGCGGCTCGTAATGCTGCATCAATATGCAATCGAACAAATACGTGCGGCGGGACGAAAAAAGCTGGGACTGCTCCCAGGATTGGCTTCTTTATGCAGTCAAATCCTACGTTGAGGAGAGCCCCTCAAACAATTCCGCTAGTATGCGTCCCTAACACGACTGTTCAAACACAGAAGTATGGATACCATGCCACGCACGGTGGAAACATGGGTTAATTCACTTTTGTGGAGCAAAATATTTTTTTATTATCATAAATCGATAATAAAAAATAAAAAAACAATCAAAAAAATAATGAAAAAACAATGAAAAAAGTATATAGAAACAATACATTCAACTATCAAATGAACATTCGCATTGATATTCGAGAACACGACCTAATAAATCAAATTAAACTTTTACCGACGGAAGGACTTGAAATTACGACAGAAACACTCCCTCTTGGTGACGTAATTTTGAGTTACAATGGCGAAGATAAGATCATAATCGAGAGGAAATCAACGAGTGATTTGCTATCTAGCATTAAAGACGGTAGATACGAGGAACAATCGTATCGTTTGAACGGCGCAGAACACCACAATCACAACATCATATACTTGATCGAAGGCGATTTTAAGAAACATCCAACCGATAAAAAAACGTTGTTTTCTGCAATATTCTCGTTGAGTTATTACAAAGGATTTGCAGTCATACGAACATTCTCAATTCAAGAAACTGCTGAATTTATATGCAACGTCGCAAATAAACTAGTAAAGGGAGAAATCACTGGTAGAAAACAGTATTATTCAAAGATCGACATGGTAACGGAAGGAAATGATAAAGATTACGTGAACGTGATTAAAAAGATTAAGAAGGACAACATAACACCGAACAACATAAACGAAATTATGTTGTGTCAAATTCCGGGGATAAGCTCGACTGCAGCGATAGCTATTATGGAAAAATTCAAAACCATTCCAAACTTGATTACAAGCATAGAAACAGATGATAAATGCTTAAACGAAGTTGCTTATTTGAACACAAAGGGTCAATCAAGAAAAATCAACAAAACGTGCACATCGAATATTGTGAAATATTTAATGAATAAATAATTAAAATCTCATTGATGTATAATGATAACCAACATCTCAATATTTTTAGCTATATGCTTGATTGGATATCTAATATTTAGTAATATGGGAGTAAAAGAAGGGTTGGAAAATGCTGCAAACGAGTCATCTTCTAGCACTGGAATTGCCGGCGGGGCTGCATCATTTGGAGCATCAGTAAAGGCAAATGTTATCAAATCTCAAGATACATTGCTGATCAGCAAATATCGAAAAGATTACGAAACCGCTATTTTGAATTTGGACGATTTAGTCAATAATCTCATGTTAGAAACGGCTCTTTCGATCGATCAGAAAAACCCACAAATTGGGCTTAAAAAGTTGGTTGATTTAAACCAATCAAAAATTGCTTTGAATGGAGTTATGAAATTTGTAGACGCGTCTCATTAAGGAACTGCTATGCTTACTTCATTTTCAGCGTAAAATCCCTTATCGACCAACGTTTGAGTATACTCGGCGCCTCCCCAGTTGGGGTCCATTGGATTTGGACTATACAACATACTTTGTTGTTGTTGATCCATCACATCGAGTGGCGTTGTGGTTCCTACGTAATAAGATGTTTGATCGTGGGCGGGAACAGAGTTTGCATTGTAGGGGGAATCGTTCTGCGTAGCATCTACCAACAGCTGTTGATTGGGATAGGCTGGTGTATTTGGTATTCCCATGGTCGCGCTTGCGATACTTGGTGGCAATCCACCCTGCGGTTCACTGACGCTAGGTCTGACCTTGTATGTTTGGTTACCTTGCGCGTCGTAAGATTGCTGAAGATATAACACAGGGCAACGGATCCCTTGACTTCGTTGCCAGTCCAAAAATTCAGTGTAATCTTCTAAATTTTCAAATTCGACTGGATTTACGCCCGGGACTTTGAGTAGTTTTGAGTTATACAAATAAAATTTTGAGTCCTTTTGTATTAGTAAATTAGGGCATCGCGCTTTATTTGTCATTCCTTCGTAATATTTAGGGTCGTTACTCTTAGAATAAAAATACAACCCTATTAAAAATATCAATACAAATAGAAATGTTAACATTGTCATATATACTTAATGAGGATAATAAAATGCGTTTATTATTTTCTGTTTATATTTTAGAATGAAATTTTTAAATATAAATGCATCAAATTACAATGACAAAAACGAATCAAATGTGAAACTAATTGATGATTTGAACAATAGTATTCAAAACAACAAAAAGGTATTTCTGTTGGTGTATTTGATCGGCTGTGGACCGTGCAATGCAACCCGCCCAGAATGGAAGAAAATCGAAAATGTATTGGGTAAAAAATACAAAAATAACAATGAATACATTGTAGTTGATATCGATCAATCTCTAATGCCAGAAATTAAAAATTTAAAAGATACTCCAAATTCGTTTCCTTCGATTCGATACATTCAAGGAGACAAATATCAATCTTACACAGACGGTAGAGACGTAGATTCGTTTATCAACTGGATTGAGGGAAAAATGAAACAAAGCGGAGGGACTAAAATCAAGAATAAATCTAAAAAGAATAAATCTAAAAAGAATAATTTTAAAAAGAATAAATCTAAAAAGAATAAAACAAGACGACTATATAGATAATATATCAATATAGAAACTTAGAATATAGCAATACATGGGTATAGATTATGCTGTATGCGAAGCAATATTTCAATCGTTAAAATATGTAACAAATAAAAAAAATGCATTGACTTTAGGCAGACAAGGCATTCATATTCCACCCACAACGGTTGATTATTTTTTAGATAAATACAAATATCCTGAATTGAAAAATAAATATCACTGGGGATTTTGCGAGCAATTATTTAGAGACATTGGATTTGAAAACGTCGACTCGTTGGATAATTCTTCATACGAAGGCGCTTCAATTATCCACAATATGAACAACCCAATTCCTGGTGATTTCAAACAATATGATTACATCCTAGATGCCGGGACAATTGAACATATATTTAACACTCCACAAGTATGTGAAAATATTATAAATTTATTAAACATTGACGGTATATTTGTATCAATAACCCCCAACAATAATTTATCGGGTCATGGAATTTATCAGTTTAGTCCTGAATTTTATTTATCTGCATTTTCAAAAAAATATGGAATGGAAGTTCAAGAACTCTACATAGGTAAAGTGAATAGCGGAATTAACGAATGGATAAATGTAAACAACTTCAACGAACGAGAGAATGGAAGAAACACAAGTAAATTTGATACTTTAGATCACGTTTATACAATTGCCATCATCAAAAAAATATCAAATGATAGAGAAAACCTAATAACAAACTCACCAAATCAGTATAGTTACGAAAATATCGATTGGAAAAAATAATCAACTAAAAACGATCATTCATTGAAGTTAGATCGCTTTCACAAGTAACTTTGCCGTTTTAATCCCTTTGTAGCTGTTTCCATTTTTATCCAACGGCGGCGATACAATTGCGATTCCCATAACTCCGGGGACCACAATCATGATTAACCCACTGACCCCGCTTTTTGCAGGCAACCCGACGTCTTTCATCCACGCATCTGTCCCGCTATACAACCCATCAATGCACATATGATTTAGTATGTATGGTATATTTTTATTATGCACGACCCGTTTTTTTGTTTTGGGATTTATACCCTTGTTTGCCAGTGTTGCCGCCATAACAGCAAGATTTTCACAGGTAACCATCACAGAACATTGTTTTGTGTAAATATCCACTGACTCTTCTACCGGTGCATAAAATCTGTCATACGAATCCAACAAATATGCAAGGGCCAAGTTGTGTGACGAGCTTAGTATTTCAGATTTGTAGATTTTTTGATCCACGTGCAATTTTTTACCTGCAAATTTACTCATGTTTTCAATTATATTTCGTTCGCTACGTTTTTTATCATTCTCATACAGTAAACTCGTAGTTGCAATTGCCCCTCCATTATCAAACGAGTTTATAGTGTGATTAGGGTATTTATCAACGGCTACAATCGATTGATGATCATACGATGATTTCAGTTCACCGATTTTCTTCTTCAATGTATCGATACCGTATTTTTCCAACGCCAACGCAAGCGTAAATACCTTTGAACACGACTCGATTGCAAATTCTACATCGGTATCACCTATATTGTATTTATTTCCATCAACTGTGTAAATAGAAATACCATACAACGTTGGGTCGACTTTCGATAGTTCGGGTATATAAGAAACATTTTTTCCTCCCTTTGTATTTTTTAGTTTATTGTAAATATCATTCATCCTGTAGATAAATGATATTAAAAAACGATGTCTATTTTCTATTTTCTATTTTTTCTAGTTTTCTTTGGTGATGGTTTATTCAACGTGGGATATTTATAACTCACAAAACATATCGCAGTGAATACACTTCCGTGTTCTTCTTTGACCATCATAGAGTCATATACAAAAATTTTTGCAGGATGTATGATGAACCCCTTACTGGTTTTGTTATCTTGATACAACTTTAATTCTTTCAAGTCTCCATATCCTCGTCTTAGAATCATTCCTTTAATTGAATATGCTAAACTATCTTCTGCTTCGTGTTTTGATCCTGCGCCAGAATATTCGCACGCGAATCCGCCTAAAAATCGTCCATTTGGGTCTGTAACAGACGTCGTCATTACGGCCGCGCTAATTTTTGTTCCCTTTTTACCATTCGACTGAGCCTTAATACATTCGACGACCTCTCCCCATTGCAATCTCTTCAAACCTTCTTCTTTAGAGATCTCCTTTGATTCTGTAGGCATCACACTCGTGTATTCGATGACATTTGTGTTTTGAATACCCGCCTCGTATAACGCAGCATCGTATGAACCAGTTTCGTATGGGAGTCCCTCCGAACCAGCATTAGATTCGCCTTTACCCTTTGTAATGAAATATTCATATGGCACACGATTCCCAAGGATTATTTCCATAGTTTGTATATAATAGCGAAATAATATTTTAATTGCATATACTAAATGTCATACAATTATTACGTTTTAGCCGTTCAAAACTGGTGTTCCGTTGAAAATCAAATACACGGATTGTGGGCAGACTTAACCCCAACCAAATATCCATCATTTTGCGACGGAGACCCGTTCGATTTAGTCGAACTGACTAAATCTCCGCAATATGATAAATTGCTAGAAGTTTGGAGTGACTGCACATACAATGACACAATTGCATTGTATGAACACGAATGGAATAAACACGGTACATGCATTTCGATTCAAACGAGAATGACACAAAACGAATATTTTGAAAAGACACTCTCTTTATTTGAAGATAATATGAATGGAGGGTGTTTTGATTTACAGTTTATCCCAATTGAATGCTTAAAGTAAAAAATTGAAACTTTCAATTGCAAACATAATAAATGTAAAAAAATATCAATACCAATGGAGCACGTGTTTAGAATCGTAGATTTCAACGTGTATAATGCAAAGAGTGAAAACTCAAGTGACGAGGAGGGGGGAGTATACAAAGAAACGTCTTGTTTCATGATTCAAATGTTTGGCGTGAACGAAACGGGCAAAACTTGTTCAATTTTGGCTGAAAATTTTAAACCGTTCTTCTATGTTCTAGTAAACGATACATGGGGCACTCAAACAAAGGAAAGTTTCCTGGATCACATAAAAACAAAGATTGGTAAGTATTACGAAAAATCAATAACCAATTGTATAATCGTGAAACGTAAAAAATTATATGGATTCGACGGTGGAAAAGAACACAAATTTATTAAATTTGAATTTTCAAGTATGAATGCTTTCAATAAAGCTAAGAATTTGTGGTATTCAGATTATCAAAATGGCCACGTTTTATTAAAATCGGGTTATATTTTCAACGACACAGAAACGAAATTATACGAGGCGAATATCCCACCCTTGTTGCGATTTTTCCACATTAAAGATATTAGTCCTTCAGGGTGGATTACCTTGTCAAAAAAAAAGGTCATTGAAGTATGCAATGATTCAAAGAAAACATCGTGCGACTACGAGTTTATGACATGTTATAAGAACATCAAACCATTGAACGACAAAGAAACGAGGGTTCCTTACAAAATATTGAGTTTTGATATTGAAGCAAGCAGTAGTCACGGTGACTTTCCCGTTCCAATTAAATCCTATAAAAAATTAGCAACAAACATAGTTGAGTATTTTGAAAATATTGACGATACTCTAACTACTTTGGTATGTGCACCTTTGTTACGCAAGATCGTGTTGGCCGCTTTTGGCTACGAGCAAATGATCGAAATTGATCGTGTATATCCCAAAGTGTCTCCTAGATCGCGAGACGTGATTGAAAAACTGTGCGACCAGTTGCTTGCAACCCAAGTAAGAACTATTTATAAGACTCAAGAAAATAGAGATATATTAACCCTAGAGAGTTTCTTCGAGCAAATGGGGGCCGACGAAGAAGACGATACAAACAATGCTGGATTTTATAAAAAATACATCAAATCTAATCTAGATAAAAAAGCAACAGTCGTTGATATTATATGCGATGCAACTTTTGACAGGACCAACAAAGTGGACGAGATTAACAACGCGTTGAATTCAGTGTTCAAAAACTTCAAACTAGAAGGAGACAAGGTAACTTTTATTGGATCAACATTTATGAACTACGGTGAACAAGATCCTTACATGAACCACTGCATCGTTTTAAATACATCATCAAATGTGAACAATGCTGTAATGGAATCATACGATAACGAGCGCGATGTTTTGATCGCTTGGCAAAAATTGGTTCAACGTGAAAATCCTGACATCATAATAGGATACAATATATTTGGGTTCGATTACAATTTCATGTTTCAACGAGCACAAGAGAACGAATGCGAAGAAGAATTCCTCAAACTGTCAAGGAACAAAGATGAAATTTGTGCGACAAAAGATAAAGACACGGGTAAATATAAATTAGAGGAAACGAGCATTCAAATTGCAAGTGGACAACACGATTTAAAATACATCAAGATCAATGGTAGACTTCAAATTGATTTATATAATTTCTTCAGGCGTGAAGAAAATTTATCATCGTATAAATTAGACTATGTAGCGGGTCACTTTATTGGGGATTATGTAAAATCGTTTAATCCAGTTGACAATACTACGCAAATAAAGACGTCCAATATGACAGGGCTTTTGGTAGGAAGTTTTGTTCATTTTGAAGAAATTGGTCATACTGTGGATTATTACGACGGCGGAGCAAAATATAAAGTGATCGATGTCAACAAAGGAGATGGATCGTTTGTAATTGAATCGGTCGTGAACCCAGATACAAGTAAAAAGGTGAGATGGTGTTTGGCTAAAGATGATGTTACTCCAAAAGACATTTTTAGAATGACAAACGGAACAGACGACGATCGAGCTATTATCGCGAAATACTGTATTCAGGATTGCAATCTTGTTCACTATCTATTCAACAAGGCGGACATTCTTACTGGTTACATTGAAATGGCTAAGATCTGCAGCGTTCCAATCAATTTCTTGGTATTGAGGGGTCAAGGAATTAAGCTGACAAGTTATATTGCTCAAAAATGCAGAGAAAAGGGGACTCTAATGCCGGTGATTGAAAAGGGCGACATTGACGATGGTTACGAGGGTGCGATCGTATTGGAACCTAAATGCAATTTGTATTTGGATAACCCAGTTGCGTGCGTCGATTATGCCGCATTGTATCCATCTTGTATGATCAGTGAAAATTTATCTCATGACAGTAAGGTGTGGACCAAAGAATATGATATGGCAAATAATTTAATTGAAGAGACGGGTGAAACAGATGAAAATGGTAACTTTATTTACGATAATTTACCTGGATATGAATATGTAAATATTACTTACGACACTTACAGATATATACGAAAAACACCTACTTCTACAACGGTTGATAAGGTTAGATCTGGAACTAAGATTTGTAGGTTTGCCCAATTTCCAGTTGAAAAGGCAATCATGCCATCAATCCTTGAGGAATTATTAATGGCGAGAAAAACAACACGGAAAATGATACCATTACAAACAGACGATTTCATGAAGAATGTCCTCGACAAGCGTCAACTAGGATACAAGGTAACTGCAAATTCATTGTATGGTCAATGCGGAGCAAAAACTAGCACCTTTTACGAGAAGGATATCGCTGCATGCACTACCGCAACTGGAAGAATGTTGCTTATTTATGCTAAAAAAATAATTGAAGAGTGTTATGGAGATAACATTTGCAACACAAAAAAATATGGTTTGGTAAAAACAAACGCCGAATACATATACGGAGACACTGACTCCGTATTCTTCACATTCAATTTGCAAACTCCCGATGGAAAGCCAATTCGCGGCAAGGAGGCGCTTGAAATAACAATCGAATTGGCGCAAGAAGCAGGTCACTTGGCATCAAGTTTCTTGAAATGCCCACACGATTTGGAATATGAAAAAACGTTCATGCCGTTTTGTTTGTTGTCTAAGAAGCGATACGTAGGTATGTTGTATGAAACTGACCCAAACAAATGTAAACGAAAGGAAATGGGAATCGTATTGAAGCGACGAGACAATGCACCGATCGTAAAAGATATTTATGGAGGAATCATAGATATTTTGATGAAACAGCAAGACATTGGTATGGCGATGCAATTCTTGAAATCTTCATTGCAGAACATAGTAGACGGTAAATTTCCAATGGATAAATTGATAATTACAAAATCACTTCGTTCTGGTTACAAGAATCCAAAGTCAATTGCACATAAGGTTTTATCGGATCGAATAACAGCAAGAGATCCGGGAAATAAACCAAGTTCGGGTGACAGAATTCCGTATGTATACATAACTGTTCCAAACAAAAAGGCGTTGCAAGGAGAAAAAATAGAAACTCCAACGTTTATCTTGGAAAACGGATTGAAAATAGATTATTCGTTCTACATTACAAATCAAATCATGAAACCGGTTCAACAAGTATTTGCATTGGTGTTAGAACAAATATGGGAACTGCAAAATAAGAAATTGAAAATCAAGAACTATAAAAAAGAAGTCGATTTACTGAGAAAAAATACAGATGAAGACAAATTCGACGATAAGTTGGAGCAACTGAGAAACAAAGAAGTCAAAACATTACTATTTGACGAATATTTGAGAGAAATTAACAACGATAATCAAGGAGTCCAAAGCTTAATGAACTTCTTCACCAAAAAATAAACTTCCCTTATTGTAAATAACATAATTATATTTTACGAATGATAAAATATAATTTTTTTTAGCTTGCTTATGAAAAGTATAGTTTGTTATACCTTTCATAAGCAAGCTGTAAAAGGTATTCTATTTGGTTATACCTTTTTCAAAGGTATATGTATACTAGATATGTCGTCGTATTGCCTTTCGTAATTTGTAAAATGTAGTAGGTGGGTCAATGCCTCGCGCATTTGTTCGCGAATCGATAAACCCTTCATTCTCGAGCTTCGATACAATCGCACTCACGCTTCTTTCATGCTTGACAGCAATTTCTTGCACAGTCAATTCTAATAATTCGTATTCTCTCTGTAATGATAGGATTTCATTGATGTTCCACTTAAAATTAGATCGTTTGTTCGCCATAAGGCAATACAGATAAACTCTTTATGTTATTTGTAAAGACAATATTAACGTTCAGCAAAAAAAGAATACATATAGTTTTCGTTATTGGGATTGGGATTGGGATTGGGATTGGGATTGGGACTGGGACTGGGATTGGGATTGGGGCGAGAACGGGTTGTCATATCGTTTCTTATATCATATCTACATACAGGGCACTTGCAATTCATACTAAACCACGAATTGAAATCCGCCGTATTAAAAATATGTCCACAATGTCGTATTATGGTAACCTGGCTGTCATCGTTGAACGAATCTAGAGATATCGGGCACGATGTGTTGATTGGACGAATGATATCTCCATATCTAACATTTCTTGATGCGGCTGATATTTGTTCCCGGGTTGGAAACACATTTACATCGTTCAAAAAATCATGTAATATAAAAGTATTCGTTGTTTCGTAAGATGAGTTCGAATTATCGTGTTGTGATATTCGAGAGCTATTTCGATATAACATGTTTATAAGCTCATTACGAACATCGTTTTGAAATCGTTCATTTACGTTATTTTCATGTCGAAATCTTTGTCTACGATTACCGAAATTTGCAATGTCCGCGCGAATATCATTATTTTGACTAATTAGCGATTCAACAATCCGCGTGTTATTCGCATGCATATTATACAATGCTTCTATGAGTAAATTATCATTCGCGCTAAAGTTGGGTTGTGAATTCATATAGAATATTAACATAAAAATCTGTTTAAATATATTCTTTGTAATAAAATCAAGACATGGATTTGGAAAAATATAAAAACAAGGGATTGAGTGGATTGACTAATTTGGGAAACACTTGTTTTATAAATTCTTGTATGCAAGTAATTTCACACACGTATGAATTGAACGACTTGTTAGATAATGAAACTTACAAAAGGAGGCTCAAAAATAAACCAGTATCATCGCTATTACTAGAATGGGACGAACTTCGAAAAATATTATGGAATGCAAACTGTGTAGTGTCGCCGGGCAGGTTTATAAAAACGATCCAAAAAATAGCTCACCTCAAGAACATTGATATGTTCACTGGTTTTTCACAAAACGACCTTCCCGAATTTTTGCTTTTCGTGATTGATTGTTTTCACAATTCGCTATCTAGAGAAATAAAAATGAACATTAACGGAAATGTTGAAAACGAGACAGATAAAATCGCAGTTAAATGCTTTGAAATGATCAAAAACATGTATACAAAAGAATACTCTGAAATATGGAATATGTTTTATGCCGTTCACGTGTCGGAGATAAGTTCACTTGAGACAGGCAAGCGGCTACAAATTACCCCAGAACCTTATTTTATGATAGACTTACCGATTCCGGCAAACAACAAGAATCCAGATTTGATCGACTGCATGAATCTTTACGTAGAAGGCGAAATTTTGGAAGGAGATGACGCATGGTATAACGAAGAAACGAAGCAAAAAGAAAATATTAGAAAGAAAATAACATTTTGGAGTTTTCCCAACGTATTGGTCATTGATTTTAAGAGGTTCAATCACAGAAATCAAAAAAACCAAATATTGATTACGTTCCCAATCGATAAGTTAGATTTATCGGAATATGTCATTGGATATAAAAAGAAGAGTTACGTATATGAATTGTATGGGGTGTGCAATCACAGTGGAGGAGTATTGGGTGGTCATTACACTGCATTTGTTAAAAATGCAAATGGAAAATGGTATCATTTCAACGATACGTCGGTTGCCGAAGTCGCGTTGGTAGAGTCAATTATATCACCAAAAGCATATTGCCTTTTTTATAGGAAAGTTATACTTTAGGAAATATACCTTTTTAAAGCCAAATCATAAATAAGACGGCATTCACATTTGACTATAGAAATATTTTGTTTGACAACGGTCGCAACTTTCATCATCATTCATTCGGTATACATATACGATTTGGCTTCAAAAATGCATATTTTTTAAAGGTATATATTATATGGAGGTTACATCTACAACAGATCCAGTCTATATGTATAATTACATGAACCAAATGATTATGAATCCAACAGTATTCATTATAATCTTTATAGTGATCCTATCTTATTTAGCATTCTTTACATCTTTGAATAACGATGGATATAACAATACTAATACTAGTTCAAGTAACATGCATTTCATTGGAATCATTATTGGCGTAGTAGTATTACTATTAATTGTCTCGCATATGTTCCAATATTTTTTTAGTATCAATGTCACGACGTATGTTACAGATTTATTTACAAGTAAACCTAAGATTGATATAGTCGTCGATCAAACGAATGCTCCGCCAGTTCCAGAAATTATGCGTAAAAATCAAGTGTTCAACATACCAGAAAATACATACAACTTTACCAACGCCAAAGCACTCTGCTCGGCATACGGATCGCGTTTAGCCACCTACAAAGAGGTCGAAGATTCGTATAAAAAGGGAGGAGAGTGGTGCAATTATGGTTGGTCTGATGGTCAATTAGCGCTGTTTCCCACTCAACAAAAAACGTTTGATGTTTTACAAAATATTAAGGGCCACGAACAGGACTGTGGTCGTCCGGGTATAAATGGAGGATATATGAAAAATCCAGAACTGAAGTTTGGTGTGAACTGCTATGGAAAGAAACCTAGAATTACACACGACGAGGAAGAGTTAATGGAAAATACAACGCCATACCCGTTGACGGCCGAAGATATTGCTTTTCAAGCGCGAGTAGATTATTGGAAAAATAAAGTTGATGAAATATTAGTATCGCCGTTCAACTCTGCTTCTTGGAGCTCTTAGTGTACTCCACCATCATTGTATGTATCGTCCAAAGTATATACATTGTCATTTTTTGTAAATTTTACTCCTCTTCTTTGTCCGTATACCATGTCATGTTGATACGTATAATTGCGGACATTCGAAATATGTAAATGATATATTTTTACATCGTGCACTGGATTTTTTAAGATATATCCGTTCATATGTAATTCGTTTGCCAAAATGCCATCACAGTGTTGCTTACCCATACAAAAATGTCCAATTGTATCTGTTATTTTTCCTCTCCACATCCAACAATCATGACTTCCTCCGCCAATTTGAATCTCATATCTATTGTCGGGTAATATTTCATACCTACTCAAACAAATCGCTTGTTTTTCGGCCAAAGAAATACTATCAAATTGTTCACCTATAACAATGTCGGCATTAATTAAAATATTTATAGTATCGTCATTTGTAGTTTGATTTGAATACAAGAAAAAGTCGTTGAATGTATACCTCTTGTCTACGTTTACAACGACGATACGATCGTCTTTGAAATCAAATGTTTTATTCGACTCGTTGATTATAACTATTTTTTGAAATAGTCGGTTCATCGTGTTGAGTTTCAAGGCTAGGTCGATTTCTTTCATCCTGTCTGGATTTGTATCGATATAATAGGGCGTAATTAGAGTCATCTTTTTTTGATCTTTGTAACATTCTATAATTTCTGTCAAGTTGCGTTCTACAAATGAGTTTTCCATATAATATACAACAAATTACAGAATATTTAGATTGTTGTAAACCAAATTATTATATAGATATATATAATGACAGTTATAAACGGGATTGAAATTGACAATATAAATTACAAAACAAATGATATAAAATTCGCAATCACAAACAACGAACCAATTGAGGAAAAATTAAACGTGATTATTGTTATTTCCAACCCGTGTTTGTATGCAAGACGCTATATATTATTGAAAGAATTTATAAAAAGGATAGAAGAAGAGGAAGTAAATGTAAATTTATTTGTCGTTGAAACTGTTTATGAAAAACAAAAATTTATAGTCACATCTAGTAACAACAAAAACCATTTACAACTAAAAACGATTGTTCCAATATGGCACAAAGAAAACATGATTAATTTAGGTGTTCAATATTTGTTACCTAAAAACTACAAAGCATTTGCGTGGATAGATGCGGACATTGAATTTGAAAATAATAATTGGGCACTCGATACACTGAAATTATTGAATGGATGCAAAGATGTGGTTCAACTCTTTAGTCATTGTGTGGATATGAGTAAAGATAATACAAACTTGAATGTGTTCAACGGATTTGGATATAGTTACAACAAAGGGAAAAAATATACTTCAAAAGGCGCTGATTACTGGCACCCTGGTTATGCATGGGCGATAACAAGAAGGGCCTATGAAAAACTTGGCGGTTTATATGATAAAGGAGTATTAGGTTCAGGAGACAGTATAATGGCAATGTCGATAATAAATCGAGTAGATGTTATGCACAATTCAAATTACAGCGACGACTACAATAAAAGTATGCTTGAATATCAAACAAAGGCGAAAACAATTCGACTTGGATATACACCGGGTGTTATTCGACATCATTATCACGGATCAAAGGCAAATCGTAAATATACAGAACGATGGAAAATCTTAATGAAATATTCATTTTCCCCATATCATCATTTGACTTATGACGACAAAGGTGTTTTGATACCAACCAATGTATTTTCTGATGAATTCAAAACGGATATTTTCAACTATTTCAAAGAAAGAAAAGAAGATGATTAGAACCGTTTGTTTCTTTTTGTTTTGCGATGAATTAGTTTTTTATGGTTTTTTCTTGTCGCCTTTTTTTTGTTTGTACTGTGGGTAACCATATTCAATAATTCATTATAAAGAGAGTCTTCCAATACATCATCATCTTCGTCATCGCTATCCGTTATATGTTTATTGGTAAACGTTTTTCCTCCCCTATAATACAGCGAAACAGGAACCACTAAATCGTTAAATAAATCGGAAACCTTATTATTAGTGCTTCCACCGCCAGTTTGATTCAATGTCGTCAGCGGAGGTATCCCATTATTTAAAAAATAATTTTTGATGCTAAACCCACCACCATATATTCCTTTAATTGGATCTTTATGAAAAATTAAATCTTCAGCGTTCATATACAGTATTCGTATACAATATTAGTTGTTGGTAAACCGCTTTATTTCTGGTTCGACCTTAATACAGCGTTTTTGTTTCAATGACTGGATTATAGTCCTTACTTGATCTGGGTTTTTTATTATATCTCCTAAATTTGTTTCCAGATATTTATATGTCAATGGTTCGGCGACACGTGTATTTGTAAATTTTAATCTTCCGTCACTTATTTTGATTGTTGCATCGGTCATATTGTTGTTGGAGGCATGTGTTATTATCGAGTTTGTTAAACTATTGCGTTTTTCACGCAACTCCTTGACTTGTTCATACACTTTTTTTAGTTGATTGTCAACCGATACCCACTGTTGAATTTGAGTTTCAAAATTCATTATATTATACATCTTTAACTAAAAAATAAACTTATAACGTATCACAACCGTTGATAATAAATTATTTTGTTATTATCAATATTTAACGTTTCTTAAACATTTTGCTTGCTTTTTGGTTCAATCCAACAAGTGTGAAGGGGACGATTGCCTGATTTAAAATTGACCCCAAGAATCCCCCCTTTTTGTTCTTGCGAGTCCTCTTGCGTTTGCCACCGGTCATTTTATAAGACGCGGAAGGAGAAGGCCCGACATTTTGACCTTGAAGTCCAACAGACGAATTCGATTGGAATTTTCCATCGGGGCCATTTTGATCAAACACATTGTTAAATTGTTGGTCTACAGTCCCGTTTACGGCCATCCCATAACTAGATCCGGAACCATATGTAGAAGGATCTGGCGCATTCATACCTCCCCTCATAGACCTAGACCTTCGGGCAGACCTTGACCTTCCGGCAGACCTGGACCTAGACATTGACCTTCCGGCAGACCTGGACTTAGACCTGGACCTTCCGGCAGACCTGGACCTTCCAGCAGACCTAGCACGAGACCTAGACTTAGACCTAGACTTTCCGGCGGACCTAGCACGAGACCTTGACCTTCCAGCAGACCTAGACTTAGACCTAGACTTTCTAGCAGACTTAGACCTTCCCATACCCATACTCCTTTTCATTCGCATACTTTTAGTTGCCATTTATATAGTTTGTTGAGAATAAAAAATAAAACGCATTTTTTTATTGCGAAGAAATCTTGCTAAATATTTGTTTGTTACGCAACAATAAAATCAAAATTAATAAAATTGCTAAAATCATTACAAATATAAAAAAGACTAGGATTACAGTTATATAAATATACGGATTAATCTCTAACAATATAAAATCAATAACTGGTTTGAATAATATTTTCAATTCGTTTTTTACGTCATCTCTTTTCAATATATCTAAACATTGTTGAGCATACGATTCCTTCATATCTTCAGCATATACAATAATATTACAACTTTTTGTGCGTGTTAATAGATTTAAATTTTTCTATAGAACCAGTAGACAATGGACAATATTATTGAACCAAACGAATCTTTTGATTTTTCAAATTTATCTTTAGCTCATCCATCCGGAATTCAAGGAGGAGCGTATTTTACAAAAATATTATACAACTCTAAACCGTTATACATACAAACTGTAAATAGTTTGACAAGACAAGGAGTTGTTAAAAGCGGTAAAAAACACTACTGCGATTTAATGTTCGACAACAATGCAGAAACACTCATAAATTGGTTTGAAAATTTAGAAGACAAATGCCAAAAGTTGCTGTTCGAAAAGAATGAGTCTTGGTTTCAAAACAGTCTAAACCTGAACGACATTGAGGGAGCATTTAACCCGACATTGCGCGTTTATAAATCAGGAAAGTATTACTTGATACGGACAAATATTAAAAACACTCCAACGAATGAGCCGAATATCAAAATTTACAATGAAAATGAGATAACTTTAGGAATAAATGACATTACAAATGAAACTAACATAATATCTATATTGGAGATCCAAGGAATTAAGTTTACATCCAGAAGTTTTCAAATTGATATTGAGCTGAAACAGGTCATGATTCTAGACAAGGCTCCTGTTTTTGACAATTGCGTAATAAAAACACTCAAACACAAACCGACGATTGAAAAACCTTTAGAAATGTCGTCAAGTAATATTGATGTTTCTAACCAAATCGATGATCATGTCGTTAATAACGTTATTATTGATGATCCTCTAATAAACGACCAGGCCGTCAATGACCAAGCTGTTGATGTTATTTCATCGTTGGACGAAAAACTTGAGATAGTAGCCGAAGATTTAAGCGTTGACGCAGAAGAATTAAGAGAAGTCGATATGAATATAAATATTGACGATATAGACACAATGACTTTAAAGAAACCAAACGAAGTTTATTTTGAATTATATAAGGATGCTCGAAATAAGGCAAAACAGGCAAAAAAATCTGCAATTATTGCCTATTTAGAAGCAAAGAACATTAAGAAAACATACATGTTGGACAATTTAAATGACAGTGATAGTGAATTCGACGCTGAAATAGACGAAGTGTCAGAGAGTGAATTAGAAGGACTTTAGTAAAAGAATTAAATTGCTATTCATAAAATTATTTTATCATTAATTTTATATAATGAGTCTCACTTTAAAAAAGCTATGGAATGACTATGGTATAGGCGCTATACTAGTTTTATTAATTGTTGCTTATGGAATTAGTATTTTTGCCAACTACCTATCTTCCAAAGGGATGTCTGGTTACGAATCCAATAAAATGATGCCGCAACAATACAAGAATACAAATGGTCAAATGTCCGGAGCGGTTCGACCTTCGGAGCCTTTAGGACAAAATGAGGTTTTCTCGTCAGTCAACGGTGTTCAAACTAGCATGCCCGGACTTCCCTCTTCTTGCTCCAAGCCCAACATTCAAAATCCCGCGGAACTTTTGCCTAGGGACAGCAACAGCCAATGGGCGCAGCTCAACCCCACCGGAAAAGGAGAGCTTGCCAATGTGAATCTTTTGAAGGCTGGTTACCACATCGGCATCGACACGATTGGCCAAACCCTCAGGAACGCGAATCTTCAAATCAGGTCCGAGCCCCCTAACCCCCAGCTCAGCGTTGGACCCTGGAACCAGTCCACAATCGAGCCCGACTTCATGAGACCGCCGCTTGAATTGGGGTCTGGACCTCAATAAATTATTTTTCACCGGCGAACATTTCAAACGGAACAAAACTTTGACTATCCCACAACCCAATTATTATTTGACTGACTACCGCAGTTTGGTTTTGTAATACTAACCCATCAATTATTTCATAATCCCAAATTTACTCTTTGATAAAAATGTGAATTACTTTGCTAGCGACAAAAATATTATGTTTCCACTATGTAATTGAAGATAATTGGTAAAACAACTATACTTGTTATGCCGACAAATATATATTTCATGGTTTGAATTGTAGATTCGATAAGTTCACATTCGTCGCTTAACACGCAAATACCTAAATCGTCTAAATTTTCGTCCATTAGCATACGACTATATATTTATTTTAGCATGTATATATATACATATATATGCTAAAACACAGTATTTTTTTTTATGTTTTTTTAGCATTTGTATTACTATTGTGTCTCAAAATTTACTATGATTCAGACACATTCAATTTAAAGTGTATCATCGCATCTAAAGATGGAAACAGATACTGTGTAAGAGAAAGAAAGAAACTCGATCAAGCTGCCAATCTGTTGGCCACAGTCACTAACAATTGTAAAAAAATGGTCGCATATATGAAAGATACTCATCCTACCGATGAACGCGTGATACGACTCGTCGAGGGTTTCAACCCGAAAAAAATATCGGAGACTCTCCCGACCAGCGAATTGACTGCATACAGCGAGAATAAAGGAGAAAAAATAGCGTTTTGTTTGAATACGACCAAACAGGGAGAGGAGTTGATCGATATCAACACGTTAACATTTGTAGCGCTTCACGAACTGTCGCACATAATGACATCTTCTGTTGGTCACAAACAAGAATTCTGGCAAAACTTTAAATTTATGTTGGAAAATGCAAAGGCGGCTAATATTTATCAACCTATAGACTATAAAAACAAACCGAAAGAATATTGTGGGATGACGTTGACTGACAACCCCTTTTATGATTTGGTCTAAATCCACTTTATCCACTTTATCCACTTTATCCACTTTATCCACTTTTAGAAAAAGTGGAGCAAAACTAACATTTATCCACTTTCCTAAAAGTGGATAACCAAATACCTTTCAAAAAGGTATAACCATATACCTTTCAAAAAGGTATAACCATATACCTTTCAAAAAGGTATAACCATATACCTTTCAAAAAGGTATAACCAAATCGATTGCGATTTTGCTGCACTTTTTCTAAAAGTGGATACATTGCGATTTTGCTGCACTTTTTCTAAAAGTGGATACATTGCGATTTTGCTGCACTTTTTCTAAAAATGGATACATTGCGATTTTGCTCCACTTTTTCTAAAAGTGGATAAAGTGGATAAAGGTTAATTTTGCTATACTTTTTCTAAATGTATATATAAATGTCAAACCCCATATACAAAGTAAAATATATAGTGGATGGTTTAGTAGACTCAATCTATGTATTTGCAGGGATTTCTCAAACGCCAACCGACGTGTTTCGCGATTACGAAATAGAAGAGATTAATGCTAACAATACAAAGATCGTATATTCAAAACAACATATCCATTTTGACGACACGATAGGGGTGATAAAAATAAAAATTCTAAATGAAATCAAACAAAACGTCTCGATTGAGGAGTTATATTTATTCTGCAATAAAATAGAAACGCTAAACTCAGTATCTTTGTATCAAGCGTTAACACAGAACAAACGTCTAGAACTTACACAAATTAGATTGCAACAATTTATTTCCAATGTAGTCAGCGACGAAAACGGGGATAGTTTTGTTTCCCCACAACCCAAGGACGTTTATGATTACGACGATATTCTCGAAATGAAACTCGATGGTAAAAAATACATAATCGACAAAGTATTAGGACAAAAATTTTTCATCGTCGAAAATGAATATCCGTTTGTGTGCAATCCATACAAGGTGCAATCCTACGACGCATTTTTCGAACGAAAAGCGAGGAAATCAATATCAACCTTAAACAGTAATCTCTTATTGAGTTCAGGCGAGATAGTAGACAACAATATATATTTGTGTATCGCCACAGATGTCCTTGAATTTGCGGAGAGTAAAGATATTTCACAAGAAATGACAATTAAAACGTATTTCCCTTTTCTCTACGACAAAAACATTAACAATTTATCAGCTCTAAAACAAAGCAATTTAGTTGAGGGAAACCAATTATTTTTAAACGAAAAGACGTTTGAGTCCTTCAAAACGGTTGATATGTTTTACAATGTTTTTAATATGAAAAAAACCAATTTGAATTACGTCAACAGTGGAATTAAATACATTAAAGCAGTCATAAGCCCCGAATTCAACTTGAAAATGCCGCTAGATATTATTTTCAAAATTATACATGCGAGTAAAACAACCCCATTGATCAAATACAACCCATCCCCAAAGCAGGAAAATATTTATAGATTGTATGCAGACCAATTAGCAATGGATGGGAGCAAAATACTATTCCTAAAAAAATCAGTTATAATCCAATTGATGAAGGACATTTCTAAGACAACGTCCGTCGCAGTTTACATTGAAATTACATTGGGAACAAAAACACAAACTGTAATATGCGAATTTGACGAAAACGGATATGTTACAATTACCTGCAATTTTATAAACGTTATAAATCAACGCGACATTGATGATCTCTTAAAAAAGGCGATAAACCCAATTCTCGAAGAAATTAGAGGTTTATTGGAACAAAGTGGATATAAGTTGAAATTGTTCAATAGTTTAAGTGACGAAAATGTAGAAATCAAACAGCTCACATTTGAGACACAAATAAAAATCACAAAACCGATTCACATCGACTCGTATCGCGGGTGTATATCTAGTATATTTATAAATGAAGGTTCGTCCAAAAACAGATTTGATATGCGTTTCAAGCGTGTTTCCAATTTTAATAAGGTTACCAGTCAAGAAGCATATGTGCTCGAAAAAATCGATGCGGGTTTTAAAGGCGATGAACTAGTTGTTGCTCTATTGGAAAATTACGCAGGCGATCTTACTAGAGACCAAGCGATACAATTGGTCCGCAAAATAGCAAATGAAGTTCAGGTTGAACAAGGATTGCGGAGAACCAATATCAAAATAAAGGATAACCCTGGGTTTAAAACGACAATCACATTGGATCCACAATCGGGTATCATCGCAATTGTCGTAGAGAATATAAATGACATTCATTATTTGTCTACAATACCAATCTATCTAGACAGTTTGGTCCGTTTGACACAAGATGTCAAAAGCACTGAGTTTCCAGCTAAAGAAATTAACCGACTATGTTCAGTTGACGAAGTCGTCGATGTAAAGGTAGTAGACATAATTAAAGAAACTTCCCGTGATGAAGAAGAGGACGATGATGTTGAATATACCAAAGATGGAGACAAATTGGAAAGAGCAAAGAATGCATTTGATATGATATTTGGAGATGACGATTATGAGGAGGAAGAAGAAATGGAAGGCGGACAATTAGAAGAAGAAGAAGTTGAAGGTGAAGAACAAGAAGTTGAAGAACAAGAAGTTGAAGAACAAGAAGTTGAAGAACAAGAAGTTGAAGAACAAGAAGGTGAAGAACAAGAAGTTGAAGAAGGTGAAGAACAAGAGGAAGAACAAGAGGAAGAACAAGAAGTTGAACAAGAAGAGAAAGAGAAAGAGGAAGAAGAAGATGAAGAGGAAGAGAAAGATGAAGAGGAAGAGGAAGAGGAAGAAGAAGAGGAAGAAAATCAAGTCATCAACTTAGACAACAAACAACTAAACAAACCATATTATTTCCAAGAAAGGATCGAAAAACGGGACCCGCTGTTAATTCTTAAACGAAGGACCAAACATTTCAATTCCTATTCGCGCATTTGTAGTTCCGATCTAAAAAAACAGCCTGTTATTTTAACAGACGACGAACTCAAAAAAATAAAAAAGGAACACAAAGGGTTTTTGAGACCCGAAGACGTTATATCCTACGGTTCGGACCCCAACAATAAATTTAATTATATATGTCCAAGATACTGGTGTTTAAAAACAAATTCAATAATACAACCAAGCGAATTAAAAGAGGTTATCGACCAAAAAACAGGTGAAAAGGTATTAGAACACCCGACATGTGGAAGAGTTTTACCTCCTAAAGCAGACAAAATTATCCCAGGTCATTACGTATATGAATTCTACAAACCGACAGCTGGGAAACCTGATGCTAAAAAATATCCAGGACTTATCCCAAATTCGCACCCAGACGGGTTATGTTTACCATGTTGTTTTAAAAACTTCGAGACAGTTGGAAGAAAGAACGATAACGAAACGTGTCTCGGTAAAAAAACTGTCGATAAAGTAACAAAACTGCGTCAAGATGAGTATATTATAAGCCCTGAAAAATACCCTCTTCCAGCTGGTCGATGGGGATATTTACCGTTGAGCATTCAACAGATGCTTCGGGTTGTTAACGCGGACTGTCAAGTAAGCAAATCGAACACAAATATTAAACCCAATCATCCTTGTTTGTTGAGACACGGCGTTGAAGTCAACGACAAGCAATCGTTTATAGCCTGTATAGCAGATGCTGTATTTTTCGGTAAAAAAACAAACGATAACCCAAATGCTGTTGTTTTAAGCATCAAAGACATGAAAGACCGAATACTAAAATCGATCACACTCGACCAATTTGTAAAATATCAAAATGGAAATTTAGTTGTGGATTTTCACGACCCAACCTCTCAGGCGAACATTGAAGTTTATTCAAACACTAAACTGTATTCAAAATTAAATATGAGTCAACCAGACGAACTATATTACTTTAAAAAGGTTGTCTCCGCATATGAGAATTTCAATAATTATATCAGGGATAAGGACGCGATTATAGACCACACATATTTGTGGGACATTGTGTGCACTCCAAACGCATCTATATTTCCAATTGGTATAAATCTGGTTATTTTTAAGATCCCAGACGACGACACAACAAACAATACAGACCTTATTTGCCCATCAAATCACTATTCAAATGAATTTTACGATGCTAGAAAGCCGACGTTGATTTTGGTAGAGCAAGGATATTATTATGAACCTATATATTCTTACACTAACAAGGGCGACGATAAACTTTCTGTATCAAAAGAATTCAAGGAATACGACCCGAGACTGTCCGCGAATATGAGGACAGTGTTTAAAGAAATAATCAAACCATTCTTTAATACGGTGTGTCGACCCTTAGATAGCATGCCTCCCGGAGGTCTTCCTCAACCAAACGTATATGAAGCGAAGCGTTCATTGATGCTCTACAAGTTAATACAGAAACTTGACAAATACAATTATCAACCGACAAAGCTCGTAGTTAATTTTAACAATAAAGTGATTGGTCTTGTCGCTATTAGTCCATCAAACAAAACGGGATTTATCCCGTGTTATCCATCCGCATTAAATGACGATCTAAAGGAACAATTGGATTATGTGTTCATGACAGATTTTAGTCTATGGAAAACATACGAAGAAACGTATTCGTTTTTGGACCAACTGTCGAAACGAAGCAGTAAAAAAAGGGAACAACCAGATATCCCATGTAAACCCGCATTTAAAGTGATCGAAGACGGCCTAGTCGTAGGAATTTTAACCGAAACAAATCAGTTTATACAGGTATCCGAACCGATTGCCGAGATCGACATACGCAAAGACCAAGACATTCGATCGATTGACAATGAAAGCTACATTGTCGACACCGCGAAGAGGCCAATGGTATCGAGTGAGATACCAACGACTACAAGCGATGATGTCGACCAAGAACGAGTCGATTATATAAAAAAAATCAAATTTGAAACCAATTTTTACAATGTTTTTAGGAATACAATACGAATACTGTTGAACGATTACGAAAATATTGCGATTCGAGAGATGATAGAAAGTGAAATATCAAAAGCGTATATCGTGTATACGAAAAAACTTGTTACGATTGATCGTTTGTTGAAAGACTTAGTAACTGATAAAATTCAGTTTACAGGCGATGAAAATTACTACAGACTGATCGACGAAGTTTCGACGTGCATAATAAAAGATACCGAGAGTTGCGATGATAAAATATGTGCCGTAACCAATGGTAGTTGTAATTTGATTCTCCCGGAGAAAAATCTAATGACTGGTAAATTAAACAAACAGATTTATTTCGAGAAAATGGCGGATGAATTAATACGATACAACAGGATTACGTCGTTTATGTTCAAGCCCCAAAACTACCTCTCTTTTGGGAACATTAGTTACAATTTGAAGGACGACGAGGTCATTATGATACAATCTCTGCTCAAAGAATATTTCGAATTGAATTTAGTGCCGTCGGTTACAAATAAATATGTGAAATACAATTCACACGATGAAGCAGCACCAGCGATATCACAAGTATACGACAACGTAGTTACTGATCTATCAACTCCCGTAAACGACGATACAAATATTTGCGAAACCAAAATTGCTGATAAGATAACCTCCAAATTGTGGAAACTTGTATTCCCTGATACGTATAAAGAAATAAGTTACGGAAAATCAAGAGTGTGCACGTTCACCTTCATAATTGACCTAATTGAAAAGAAAACAAATGAAAAACTCAGCGTGAATCAGTTGAAGAATGCTTTATACGAAGAATATAATAAATACCTTCACGAGCACGTTGCGAAAATAATAGACGTTTTGATACTCGAGGGGAAAAAAACACTAGGTGACCAAGTCAAGGCGGGTTCGATGTCGTTCTGGAGTTTTATTTACACTGACAATTATTTCCTTACACCGTTTGATCTGTGGCTGTTGATACAACGATATCAAATTCCAACTATATTTATATCCCAACGAGAAATTATGCAGACAAATTACAAGAAACACGCATTTCTAGGATATGGTGAAAGAGAGGATAAGTTCGCATTCGTCGTTATTCCTGGTTTAGGAGCAGAAAAAGTGCCTGCGTATAGGTTAATAGTGAACGATAAAGACGAAGCATTTAGTTCTCTTGATAAATTGGTAGACGATACGATGGTATTCGAAACATTTGACGCAAGAATGACTGTAGAAGATTACCTCGTTCACTTCACGAAAAAAGCACTAGGTGTCGTCGCGAAAAAGAAATTGATTCGTGTTCAAGACGAGAATGATTGAATGAAATAATCGTCAACTTATTTGACAAGATGGCTGCTCAAATAATGGTCTGTCGTTTCATCTAAGAAACGAGGATGTGTGCAATCGAACGTAACAACCAGTGTTTTTTTTACACGATTGTTTACAATTACATTTCGACGGTTAACATGCCTTCTTCCAAATTTTAGATTTGATACCAAGAATATTTTTAATTTCTTGATGAGTAACTCATAGGATAGTTGTCTTATTGACGATACTAGCGAATGCAATGCTGCAAACCACAACTTTAGATATGGCATCATTATCTCGATCAACGTTTTTTTGGGAAATAACGGATCGATTTTAAAAAACCGTTTTTTTTTGAATACGATTTTCTTGGCGTGTTCTAACATGCAGTATATTTCTTCATACAAAACATCTTCTGTCGAATTTTGAATATGATTCAATATTATATGATCCCTCACTAAATATTCGTATTTGTTGCAGAAAACTCGAATGTTAAAATTAACGTTGAAAAAGTGAATCAATAATTCGGGACACATGCACATCTTAAACCTCGCAAAAAAATATATATTATACAGAGTTGACTTATCAAAAGGCACATTATTGTATGGATTTTTTATTTTCAACGGGATAGAAAATAAATATTGTGCGTTTGTTAATGACGTATCAATTATTTTTATCAGGTCTTGAATAGTAAACAGATATCGGCTGTTATGTTGGTATAAACAAATTACATGTTTGTTAGTTTCTTCTAACTTATTCATACATAAATCGGTATCTACAACAATCTTCGATCTTTTGTATTTGTATAGGTAGCCGAACTTAACAAACGATGTATATGTCCTCTGTATTTTGTTAAATAATTTCAAGAAATCCTCTTTGATTTTATCATTGAAAAAAACATTTTTTAAACATTCGTTCACATACAAATGTTTATTGCGGACGGAATAATTGCGACACATCAAAATTTGTAACAGTGTTTTTTGTAATATGTCATCGGTGTCGTGTATTATGTTTCCTGTGATTGAATTGAAAGTATTCATTTTACTGTAATCAACGTTGTTTTTATTATGATTTTTTTTTTATACTACAACAAAAGGTATTATTGTTTGTTCGCAATCATAGCGAATTTGTTGATTCGTTTCTTTAAGTAGGTTTGGTCATTTATTATATAAATTTCTCGGATTTTTGTCTCAAGACTTTTTTGGGAAAATCGTTTTTGGACATTTCACAAGTTTACGAAATGTCCATTTTTCGGAAAAGGACATTCAGTGTTTGAAAAATAGGCATTTGTGACCATAATGAAAATAAAAATAAAAAAATTTCACTTTGTGACGACAAAATTTTTTTATTTTTATTTTCATTATGTTTAGGCATTTTTTTATATATTCGTAATGTATGGAAAATGCCGTTATTTATAAACAAAAAATGACATTCCAGTTTTTTTGTGAAAAATGTGATTTTAAGTGCAGTAAAAAATCAAATTGGGATACACATTTATCAACATCTAAACATAAAAACATACAAAATAATACAAATTCATATATAAAAAATGCCAATAATTATGATTGCGAATGTGGTCGAAGTTATAAACATTCTTCTAATTATTACACTCACCGAAAAAAATGCAATTACACAAAATTAAACGATGCGGAATGTAAAGAAAAGGATAACGCATTGATGAATTTAGTAATGGAAGTTGTAAAGAGTAATACAGAACTACAAAAACAAAACCAAGAATTCCAAAAACAAATTCTGGATGTTTGTAAAAATGGTATTTGTAACTCAAACACAGTAAACTCACATAACAAGACATTCAACCTCCATGTTTTTTTGAATGAAGACTGCAAAGATGCAATGAATGTGACACAGTTCATCGATTCGTTTGATCTCCAATTGACAGATTTTGAAAATGTTGGTAAATTGGGATTCGTAAACGGTATCTCCGACATTATAATCAAAAAATTAAAGTCTCTTGATATTAGCGAACGCCCCATTCATTGCACTGACCAGAAGAGACAGGTTTTGTATGCAAAAGTAATTGACAAATGGGAAAAGGAAGGCGATGACAATAAGATCCTTAGAAGGATCATCAAATGCGTAGCCTTCAAGAACAGCAAGAATATACAGCTTTTTAGAGACAAGTATCCAGATTGTATGAATTGGGATTCTAAGCATGCTGACCGTTATCAAATATTGCGAATCGAATCACTTGGTGGGCTGGGTAATGAAGATGTTGACAATGAAAATAATATCATTCGAAAAATAGCAAGAGAAATCACAATTGATAAACTCTTTAAGTAGGTTTGGCAATTTATTATATAAATTTCTCGGATTTTTTAGTCAAGACTTTTTTGGGAAAATCGTTTTTGGACATTTCACAAGTTTACGAAATGTCCATTTTTCGGAAAAAGACAAACAGTGTTCGAAAAACGTTCATTTGTGACCATAATTGAAAATTAGCGTCTGGTGACCAAAAAAATAATTTTCACTTTGTTACGATAAATTTTTTTTGTATATGTGTAGTATTTAGGAAAAATTTATTATCTTTTGTATATAAAGGATGCAAAAGAGTTACATTTTTACGCCAGAATACACATCGAAATTCGAATGCATAAGTTGTGACTTTATATGCGGTAAACAAAGTGATTTTAACAGACATATTTTGACATCAAAACATAAAAAGAATGTAAAAGAGTTACAAGAGGATTACAACATTGATGTTGAATACGCCGAATATAAGTCAACATGTGTATGTGGTAAAAAATATAAATATCGTCAAGGTTTATACAAACACAAAAAGTTTTGTAAAACAATTAATAATGAACAAAAAGAAGCAGACTCAAACATAGTTATTGAACTAATCAAACAAAATCAAGAATTCAAAGAGTTGTTGGTAGACCAAAATAAAACTATTATAGACCAGAACAATAAAATAATTGAAGCTTGTAAAAATAACAATACTAATATCACGAATAATGTAAACTCACACAACAAAGCATTCAACCTGAATGTTTTTTTGAATGAGGATTGCAAAGATGCTATGAATGTGACGCAGTTCATCGATTCATTCAACCTCCAGTTGTCCGATTTCGAAAATGTTGGCAATCTGGGATTCGTAAACGGTATCTCCGACATTATAATCAAAAAATTAAAGTCTCTTGATATTAGCGAACGCCCCATTCATTGCACTGACCAGAAAAGACAGGTCTTGTATGCAAAAGTGATAGACAAGTGGGAAAAGGAAGGCGATGACAATAAGATCCTTAGAAAGATAATCAAATGCGTGGCCTTCAAGAACAGCAAGAATATACAGCTTTTTAGAGACAAGTATCCAGATTGTATGAATTGGGATTCAAAACACGCTGACCGCTATCAAATATTGCGAATCGAATCACTTGGTGGTCTGGGCAACGAGGATGTTGACAATGAGAATAAGATTATACGAAAAATAGCAAGAGAGATCACACTTGATAAAAACTTTTGAACCTCTCGACAAACGATGTAGTCATAATAAAAAAATTTTATTATGATAAAAAAAACAACCTTTCAAAAGGTTGCGTCAAACACCCTGTAATATAATATTTTGTCAAAAGTATATTCTAAAACCCCGGATTATAGTCGTTGTCTTTCCCCATATCAACCGCGTGTATGGTAATAACATTGTTCTGTATACCAATTTTATTGCACGCATCCTCTTTGGATTGTGCCCCGCTGTCGAAGAATTTATCAATTTCATCCTCTACGTTCACCGGTTTGTATTCGCTCGTCGCATCTAATTTTTGCATCTCTTCGATGTCAAGCACCACTTGGAACGCGCTAGTCCCGAAGAAACCCTCCTGTCCACACATTATATTCGCCGAAATTCCCCTCAACGTATCCAAGTCGGCATGCCTGGCCGCCTTCAAGAACATTTCGGGGGTTTCCTCGAACGACGCTTTTGCAATTGGTCCAATATTATCATTGTTGATCCCGTGACGGAATATCGAAATCATTTTATGCGTAAATGTCATACGATCCACCAACACGCTGTAATTGTGATAATTGATGTAGGTTCCATCGAACGAAATAACCTCCATGAGCTCGTTCATTATTATTTGTCTTGCCGCTTCGATGCCGAGCACGTTGTATATTTCTACAATGTCATTACTGAAAGTTTTTGTGTTGTCTACATAATCGAGACCTAAAACATCCAACAAATTACTACCGATCGTATCAAGAACCCAAATATCTTGCTTCGCATAAGATCCGTTTGATTCAATTACATTGTCCTTTATTTTACGAAGGATCACTTTATTAATTCCCTTTATTCCCCTCAATACTACATTCTCAAGCAACTGATCTTGGAAATTCTTCAAGATGTATATTTGATCGCTTTGATCAAGCGGATTGACCTTTGTTTTGTTTTTACCCTTACCGGTATTATTCTTAATAATTTCCATCATGCGAATGCGGAATATCAATTTATCCGCATTGTAATCCGAGTATACACACGATATCTGGTTTTCGAAACAATTGTTTAGCGTGAAATTCACATCGTCCATCGTTATGTTCTTCTCAAGCATAATCTCGGGATCCATAATCATTCGAACGATCCATTTGGATTTTTCATTTTCATCGCTCATCGTAACTGCTGCACATTCGTTCGCCATACTCTCAAACGCTTTAAATTGCTCAATTGTGTCCTTGTCCTCTTCAATCAACGTATTTAGATCATCGGGATCAAAACAGATTTCCACCGACTTGACAATTTCCTTTAATTTTGTATGTTCAAGCATATACATGATTGACCTCGCCTTGTCCTTGTCCGTTGAATCCTCTTCTTTCAAGTAGACTGTCAACGATGGATTTTTCGGTTCACTCGATAAGGACAAAATTTCTTCAATTCTCGGCACACCACGCGTCACGTTCGACTTTGAAGCGACTCCTGCAAAATGGAACGTGTCCCTAATAGCGAGACCATTATAGATAACAAAATTGCGAGTGTCTACAATAGTTAAGTCATATGCATAATTTGTAGTATTTGAAACTTCTTCTATGCTTTTAATTTCATCAAACAAAAGTGTGTTGTATTTATCGCGCGATCGCTCCTCAAACTCAATTACTCCATCCACTTCGTTGGGAATTTTTGTAGCATTTTGATGGATTTCAAATTTGTAATCATGCTTCATAATATCGACTAAATTGTCTTGTTTGTCTCCAATCTTGAGGTTCAACATTTCTGCCAGAATCTTGTTTTGTTCACCGCATACATTGAGTATGTATGATTCATGAATGTTCTCAGCCTCAGGTAAGGTTCCGCAATTACTCGATTCTCTTTTGTTACATTTATGAATGTGACTATAAACTCCCAAACAATTCAATATTTGTTGAACATCGATTAACAACTCTTTTGAAACAGACGCCATTGTTATGTGTTTGGAATGTTTATCAACAGACCCGCCACCGCCAATGTATGCATCCATAAAACCCAACAAACACTCCTTGTTCGAGAATATGATGTTATCCGACACGAACTTATTGTGTGTCAGTTTCCCACACAAATTGTCGAGAATACCACACAAACCCGTGTTATAAATCATCAAATCCTGACTCTTCAATCCTTCTTGATTATTATTTTCATTTTTGTAGACCTTTGTCGTCAAATTCCATTGCTCACACAAATCCAAAATCGGTTTGAAATACTCGACGTAATTGTTCGCAATCGACACTTGGAGTCGATCTGTGTATCCCTCCGCAGCGTAAGCTCCAACCAAATAACCGAAATTGTAATTCAAATCAATCTTTTCGGGAATTGTACAATAATTCATATTCGTTGTTTGTTTGGTATAAACGCAATTTTCAATCAAACCGTTGTTTGTGTTTGAATTATCGTTAACCTTCTCAATCTCGTTGGTATAAATGTATTCGGTCGGCGGCAAAATTGCGTGCAAAACCAATGTCTTCGTTTCGGTGAAGCTGATCGGCATCAACGACACTGGTATGAAATCGCCGACCTTTAGCGTATCTCCGTTCACAGGAACAACTTTGCCATTGACAAGTTTCAAGAATGACTTGGCTTTCGTTGCAATGACCTCACGTTCTTCAACTGTCGTTACCTTCAACATCGTATTTGTTCCATCGATATTTACCACTGGATGGCGCGTGACCGCTTCAATTTGTCTCCAACATATTTCACCTTCTTCGGTGCACGACGGCATTTCGTAGTAATCGTCAACTTCCGAATACGTCGTGTCATCATCCTTGAAATACTCAGTTTTGGTCGCAACTTTGATCTTCTCCTCAATGAAATCTCCAATCTGGACTTTTCGAATAATTCCCTCTCGGTTTCGAACGATAATAGGTGTCTCGTATGTAACAGAGTTCAACGTCATCTGTGTCGATGTTTCGCCAATGCTCTGTCCGGCAATCATCCCGATCATTTCACCTGGTGCGACAATTGCTCTTTTGTAGTCCAGAGTAATGGTATCCAACAACATTTTCAATGCGCTTGAATTGAACCGCTTGACCAACAACAATTGCTTTGGAGACAAATAATAATAATACAATGTCTTGAAAAGCAAAGTGGGAGGAGCAAAGTGAATTTTTTCTAGGTTTGTATAATATTTTTCTAGCATTTCGTATACTTCAACTGGGGTTATGTCAACCAACGAGGAACCAGATATATTGGTTTGTCCTTGAATATTCCCAATCACATACGAAAATGCTACTGGACAATTCACTACGTCTTCAGCTTTTCCTTTGAATACATGTTTGACGATATCCTTTCTCATTTCAATCATAAAATCAGTGTATTTTTGATTGTATTCGATCAATCTCGTCGACTGATTCTTGTATCGAGTCATTACATTTTTAATAAATATGTTCGACAACATCTTCTTATCATCTGCCATTGCGTAATGCGCATAAATATCTTGAACGCTCATGTTTACGATGGGTATGATTTGATTCTCGACTTTAATCGTATCAATGTTATCATCGCCGTAAGCGAACTGCACAATTTTATTCTTGTTTGTTCGAACCGTCATATCGTAGCTCACCATCAAATCCTCCAAACCCTTGATCAATCTCCTCTGGATATATCCAGTAGTAGACGTTTTTACTGCAGTGTCAATGAGACCTACACGACCACCCATTGCGTGGAAGAACAATTCTTGGGGTGACAATCCGTTAATATATGAACTTTCAACGAAACCACGAGCTCCTGGCGAATCATCATACTTTGTGAAGTGTGGAAGGGTTCGATGATCAAATCCGTATGGGATTCGCTTTCCGTCCACGTTTTGTTGACCCAAACAAGATACCATGAACGATATATTTAAATCAGAACCCTTTGAACCGGCATTCACCATCGTGACGAAACGATTGTCTCGTGCTAGACTTTTCAAACCAATTTTTCCCGACTCGGCGGTTGCCTGATTGAGAACATTGTTCACTTGCGTTTCAAACTCTTCCTCGTTTGTTTTGCCAGTATTGTTTTCGAATACACCGATTTGTGTTTGATCAATCAGGTTTTTGACATCGTTTTTCTTTTTCGTGATGACTTCGATGATCGCGTCGGTTGTGGATTTGTCGGATATCAAATCACTGATCCCTACACTGAACGCACTTGATTTCATGTATTCGGTTACAATATTCTGCAAATCGTCAATGAACTTAGCCGATGCCATGTTCCCAAAATCGTTGCACGTTCGATGAATCAAACCCTTGGTCCCCGCTCCAAGAACCCCTTTGTCCATTTGCCCTCGAATATACTGTCCGTTTCTAATTTCTAGAATTGCGTTTGAATTTTCCGCTTCTGTTTTGTCGTCCTTGTACAACTTTGTTTTGTATTTCATCGACAAAGGCGGGATTATTTGAGACAATATATCGAAATTTGTGATCACGTCGCCTTTCGATAATAACTCCTTTTCATTCACTCCGTTGAACATCATCAATATATTCATTGCTTCGCGCTGTGTAAACGAAACATTTTTTCTTGTGAATTGATAACACCCGAGCATCGAATCTTGGAAAATTCCAATGATCGGTGTGTTGTTCGCAGGGCTCACTATTTGATAAGGAACAGCTGCTAAATTTTTAAGTTCTGCCTCAGACTCCGGGTCCTGAGGCATATGTAAATTCATTTCCATGAATATCCGTAAGGTTTCCCAGACGGGCAGACTATACCTTAAGCCGTATCAGGTTGATTAAACCATCATATACAACCCATAACCGTCTAGTCGTTGAACCGTCCCCTTACTCTATCATAACGAGTTTAGGGGCTTGGCTGCGGATTGCCCAATCCTTCACTTTTTTACCATTGGGTTCGGCAATTAACCGAGTTCCTCAATAACGTTTCCGCGAATGAGTGGTAGTGAAGGCTCTCAGGGGTTTCCCGCAATTTGGTCATGTTGCTAATTGATTCTTTAAATTTGTAATAAATTCCCTTGCGCTGTTTCTGCTTTCGTCTAAGGAAATATGAACACCACCAAAATCAGCTTTTTTCCTGTCAATAAATACATACCACCCGTATTGCGTGTTGTTTCTATTCAACGGCCGAATATATTTGTCAATATCGTCATCTATTGATTTTACATTTACAAACCGTTCTTGTTTTTTATCTTTAAAATAACGAACTACACCAGCGGAAACACGTTTTTTACTTTCGTCACAGTGAGTAAATGTTGTTCCGCCATTCTTCAAGTTATATCCATTTGGGTATAAACTGTTTAATTCTTTGATGTAATATGTCTCTCTTTCATCTGCATTTAATATTTCACAATATTCTAACAAATCAACAGTAAAACTCTCAATGCCGTATTTTCGGATTGCGTTGTTTAGATAGTGTGACTGGTTTTTCTTTGTCGAAAATGCCTCTGATATATGACAACGAAATCTTCCTTCGCGACCGTATGGTCGATATCGTTTATGGTTTAATATATGTGACACTGATTGTCCTACATATATTTTACCGTTCGTTAGATTTGTTATTTTATAAATTTCGCAACATCGGTCCGTAGGATCATCTAAAATTTTGTTTGACAGTTTTTCTCGTTTTGATGGTTCCATCCTTTATATTAAATAGCCGTTCTATTTAAGTTGTTTTGAATCAATTAACTAGGGAGTAGCACGCTTTTAACGCTCCCTGTTGAGGACAAAATGTTTTACACATTTTTTGTTACCTATAATGGTAACAGTCTATCCCCATCGAAATCAGCATTGTACGGTTTTGTCTAACCTAAATCCCTGTGGTTTCCCACAGGGGTGGACTATACCTTGTCCTACATCAGGTTGGTTATACCATCATTTGTAAGCCGTAATCATCTAGTCTCTGAACCTTCCCCATACTCTAACCATATCAAGGTTAGGGGCTTGGCTGCTGATTATCCAATCCTTTACGTTTTTACCGTTGGGTTCGTCAATTAAACGAGTTCCTCATAAACGTTTCCGTTAATGAGTGGTAGTAAAGGCTCTAAGGAACTTCCAGCAATTTGGTCACGTCGCAAATAAATCAACACACAATTTACTCACTAGGAGGTAGCACGCTTTTAACGCCTCCTGTTGCCGACACAAAATCTATCGGCCACATTCATTCTAAAGGTGTCGCCACGTGTCATAATTTTCGCAATATGACACATCATCGACATTCTGTGTAAGGTCGGCTGTCTGTTAAATAAAACAGGGTCACCGTCCATCATGTGTCTGTGAACAATGTCACCATCTTCCAACACGATGGAATTTCGATCAATATAACGCAATGTGATCGATTCACCAAATTTCTTCTCTAATATTTTTGCACCGGGCCAAACATCAGGCCCATTTTGGACCAATTTAGTGAGAAACCCGCGATTGAGTTGATTTACTGTGACTGGTTTTGTAATATTTTTAGCAATTTTCATTGGAATTCCAAGCTCTTGGATCGATATATTGGGGTCCGCGGAAATCACGGAACGAGCACTGAAATCGACGCGTTTTGCCATTATATTTCCTCTCATCCTACCACCCTTTCCATTCAACCGATCTTTAATCGATTTCAAAGGTCTGCCGGAACGCTGGGCAACTGATGCTACGCCTGGAATTTTATTGTCGACTTGGGTCGCGACATAATATTGTAAAACTGTCGACCAGTCCTCGATCACGTTGGCAGGCGCATTGTTTTGAATTTTTTCTTGAAGGGTTTTGTTCGTTTTGATGATGTTCACCAAAATGTGACTTAAATCGTCCTCCGATCTCTGTTGCGCATCGTGTTTTACGGAGGGTCTCACGGCGGGAGGTGGCACATACATCACTTGACAAACCATCCAATCTGGGCGAGAGTAGATTGGGCTGAAACCCATGAATGAAACATCTTCATCGGATATTCGCTTACAAATCTTGATCACCATTTCTGGAGTGACCTTGATTACAATTGGTTCGCTCGCTTCACTGTCACCTTTCCACTCTGCGAATATTGTTGCGAGACCTTCCTTTCTAATTTTGTTGGGTTGTAGACATCCGCAACCATCCTCAGTGTCTTCTCCACATCTTTTTATTTTGCTTGCCAATTGAAATACGTATTTCCATCGATTCTCTCCTTGCAGTTTCAGTGCTTGTTTGTATTTTTCCTTGCTGATCAATAGTTTGCTACATTTGAAACAAACACATCTCAAGCATTTCAAGACCGTGCTCAAATATTGAATATAGAAGACCGGCCGTGCCAATTCGACATGCCCATGATAACCCGGTGTTAACATATAATCTAGACCATCTGTTGGACAAATCAAACCCGGTTCTAAAACTCCCATTCTAGGATCGAATAATCCCCCAATCACAGGTTTATTATTGATATAAGTGTCTCTGCTCGTAATTTCGGCGACAGATCCTTTCCGTATTTCATCCGGCGACAAAATACTGAATTGAATGCCAATAACTTTGGAACAGATATTGTTTGAACCTGTATGTTTGGACATCTCTTATATATACTAATAATAGTTTAGATTTATGTTATTTTTTATTCAATTTTTTTTTCGATTTCGCGTTTTCTTTTGCTTCTTCTTCTTTTTTTTTCGCGTTTTATTCTTTTTGAGTCCGCCCTTTTTTTCAAGAAATTTATTAACTTCTCTTACAAGGTCCGCATTGTAAAATACATTTTGAGCATTTGTAAGCGACCTGTTTTTTAGATTTTTGTCTAAATCTTGAGATTCTTCGACTTCGTTTACAATATAATTGTTGAATTTATCATAATCTGATTCGTCAAGATAATAAAATTTGTAGTCATTATATTTTATCATACCCGATAAAGTTTTACCAGATAATGCTGGAAATTTTTTTATTGTAGTGTCATCTAACAATGTATTTGCAAATACGGTAATGGTGTTAAAAGTTATGGAGTCGTCGTCGTTATCTATAATTTCAATGCAACCAAACGTGTCCCTACAATTGTAGATTGCTTGTCCAATGTAATCATTATCCTTGTTTAGCAAATCCAATTGCTTTAACGCTCCGGTTGCAATCATTTTGATGAAATCATTGTTTTTTTGTTCGCATAAGTTTAGTTTACTAATCCCCAAAAATGTTTCGTAAACCGAAGGCTCTTTGTAAACATCAAAGTACGCAAATAATAGTTTAGTGTCTTCACTATATTTGTTGTTAATGTATCGACGGTTGTATCCATTTTTATATTCGACATAAAAAACAGGTCCTTGAACGTTGAATCTAACAAAATAAGCATCGCCTGTTTTTTTATCTATTATTACGTGACGACCATTCTTAATGGAAAGAATGTCTTGTTTGATCAACTTACCTCGGTCAATATCATTTTTGATTTGGTCTTGTTGTTTAATTGTGAGAATTTCTGGTTCTGGTTCTTCCATTCTATATATTTTTATAAAAAAATTGAATGGTTTTTTTTTAATAACACAAGTCACAATTATACAAGTAAAATGGCACGCGATACCAAGAACAAGAACAATAAGAAGACTGTGGTTGAGGACCGCAAGAAGAGGTTGACGCGTGGAAAGCCTCTACCTCCTCCGGAAAGTAGTAGCGAAGAAGAAGACGATGAAGAAGCCCAAATGGATGCTCTCGAATATCGTAAGTTTCTGTCTACCATTTTCCCGTCGAAAAACATGAGCAAAAAGGTGAAAGACGGAGAGAAATTGAAACAAGTTTTGACCAAGGACCTAAAGAAAAATAAAAAAAATGAGGAACAGGAGGAGGAATGGGAAACGGAGGAGGATGAAGAAGAGGAAGAAGAAGTAGTGGTCCGTAAATCAAAGAGAAACAGAAATAAAAAGGTAATTGAGGAGGATTCCGACTCCGATTACGTTCCATCTGCCGAAGATGATGATGAAAGCGAAGTCGATGAAAAGAGTAACAAAGATTCAGGTAAGGTTAACATTTACTTCACTTTGGAAGACGACGATTGCGATGACGAGTATGACGAAGAAGATGAGGAAGCAGATGAGGACACTGAGGACGAAGATGCATCAGTTTCGAGCGACGACGACGATGATGATGAAGACGAAGATGACGAATCTTCGATAGACGAAAAGTTAATTCAACGCAAGAAGGAGAAAAAAAACAATGTCATCGTGACGGAAAATAATAAAAAGGACGAGGACTTTCTCAAGAAATTGAAAGAACTTCACGAGAATGAGAAGGACAATAAAATGATTTTAGAGTGTATTACCGCGTGCGAGGATAAGATTAAACAAAGTAACGCAAAGGGTGAGAAGAAGATTCGAAAACACAAAGATAAAAATATGCGAATTTTCAAGAAGATTATCAAGGACAAGAATACGACAAACGATTTCACATTTTATGAGAAACTTGATATTGAAAAACAAAAGACTATCATAAAAGAGCTTCGAGAGATTAACAAGCATATGCGAGTCGAGAAACCGTATAGAATGACATTGTTAGAGTCGGACATCCCGGTGATATACAAGAGCGCTGCAATGAAAAAGATCAATTCGATTCGTTACATGGACCCAGGCAGCGGAGATTATTATAAAAATAAAAATTGGATTGATGCGTTTATGCGTATCCCATTTAATAAATTTGATAAATTGCCAATTTCAATCAGCGACGGTATTGAAAAATGCAATGAGTTTATGGAAAATTCGCGAAAGATTTTAGATGATGCTGTTTACGGGTTAGATGATGCAAAGATGCAGATTATGCAAATGACAGGACAACTCGTGACGAACCCAAAGGCAATTGGAACGGCGATTGGAGTCGGTGGGCCTCCCGGAACTGGAAAAACGAGCTTAATTCAGGATGGAATTGCAAAAATATTGGGTCGCAAGACAGTGTTTATTCCGTTGGGAGGTGCTAAAGATGCAAGTCACCTGAAGGGTCATGGGTTCACGTATGAGGGGGCTACATGGGGAAGGATCATTCAAGGATTGATCGACTCGCAAAGTTCGTCGGTTGTGTTTGTGTTTGACGAAGTTGACAAGTTGCAAACCCATCATGGTGATGAAATAACCGGGTTGTTAACGCATTTGATTGATTCGACGCAAAATGATAAATTTCATGATGATTTCTTCGGTGAAATAGAATTTGATTTGAATAAGTGTATGTTCATCTTTAGTTACAATGACGAATCACTGATAAATCCAATTTTGAAGGATCGAATGTATCGAATTACAACGGATGGTTATGACCAGAAACAAAAGACTGTCATCAGCCGACAATATTTGATTCCCAAGATTCGCGAGCAGGTAAAATTTGTAGAGGGAGATATCATTATACCAGATGAGTCGATACATCATATGATTGATAAGTATTGTGAGAAGGAGGAAGGGGTGCGCAATTTGAAGCGCTGTTTGGAGATCATTCACACAAAGTTGAACTTGTATCGGTTGATGAAGCCCGGGTCGAGTTTATTTGAAAAGGATATATCGTTGAAAGTAGAATTTCCGTTTACGGTAACTAGCGTCATAGTGGATAAATTGATTAATAAACATGACAAGGCTGGGTCGGCGTCGTTCAGCAGCATGTATATGTAAGTAACCAACTTAGATAATAAATAATAAATAATATAATTAATGAAACCTGTTTTTTTTTGTAAAGAAATAAAAACTATACAAAAAATTATTAAAGCAAAAGAGTGTAACCATAAATTTATTCTAGACATGATCGATATAAATGTAGATAAATCGATAAACATTACGTATTGTGTAAAGTGTGGATTTACAAAATAACGATTGTGTTTATTCGATAACAACAGATTCTGTCGTATTCTTTTCGTCTACTGCTTCCTCAAGGACCTGCTCTTCGGCTACTCTTGCCTGCTCTTCGGCTACTCTTGCCTCTTCGGCTACCCTGGCCTGCTCTTCGGCTAGTCTTGCCTGCTCTTCGGCTACTCTTGCCTCTTCGGCTACTCTTGCCTGCTCTTCGGCTACTCTTGCCTCTTCGGCTACCCTGGCCTGCTCTTCGGCTAGTCTTGCCTGCTCTTCGGCTACTCTTGCCTGCTTTTCGGCTACTCTTGCCTCTTCCGCTACTCTTGCCTCTTCGGCTACTCTTGCCTCTTCGGCTACTCTTGCCTCTTCGGCTACTCTTGCCTGCTTTTCGGC